TTGCGAACGAATTAAAGAAAAGGAACTGTACCAGCAATATTGCCCAGACGAAGGAAGGAATTTCTGTGTATGAAACTCCTAACTGTTCGAGATTCAGGAAAAGAGTGCCATATAGTGCAATCCAAGGGCCAATTCCAGCAATGCATCCAAAAACGAATGCCGTCCATTCAGTTCTGCTTCTTTCTGGTGGGTTCATTATTTCCATAATCCACCCAAATAGGATCATTGAGATATTTGCGAAAGCTACCCCGATAAGTGCCGACAAGGCTGTTAGTCCAGAAAGTAGCATGAGAATTAAAATCATCACCGTTGAACTTAATGCGTATTCGACCCAGCGAAGAGGGTTTTTTCCGCTTTGAATGTTTTTCTCATAGTATCCGCGTAATGGGAAGGCGGCTATGAAATGAAACAGCGCAGATAACGCAGAAAAAGCAACGACCCAGTATGCGATCGTTGCATCAAAATTGTTGATTATGAATTGTTCGCACAAACCTTGGTTTACACACCCAGGCGGACCCGCTGCAAATGAAGTGCTTACTGAAATCTTGAACAATTCGTTCGAGAAGATGAACATATATGACGCAATAGCGAGATGTAGTAGGAAAGCGGCTAAATTCCATCGAAAAAGTGTTTTGGATTTTTCTCGCCATTCATCAGCCAATGGTTCAACACGGTTTCTTTCATAGTCTGCCAACCAATCATCCATATCGGTGACTTTCCAGTTGGCCAAAGTGTTTACTTCCGATTTGTCTTGGATTCTTGGCTTTGGACGTTCTAAAGCAACCGAAGCGGCTGCTGAATAGCGTTGCGCTTTTGTTAATTTGGCTGAACGCGGTGGTCCGATGTAGACTTTATCATCGATCACTCGCACCAAGCTGTCGGTCGATTCCCGAAGCGCTTCTGCTTTATCCGCACTGACAGCGGTAACTTCGAAGTCTGATTTGCCGAGCCTTGTGGGCAAACGACGTACACCCTTCTCGGCCATGCTTGATTTAACGACATGCTTCTTTTACGGTTTGCGCTGAGGGATTGTAAAGAAGCACACTTTATCATGAAAGATTGAACCTGCGTTTGAACTGGCTAATAGCGGAATCAAGGCTTGTTTCCTCCCAAAGAATGTATCTCGACAGAGCCCCTGCAGTTGTCGGGTCATCCCAATTTTCATTTTTCTTGTGCCTTGCGATATACCTTTCTTTTCTTTTTGGGTCTTTGTGGTCTGTGTAGTCTGAATATCGCGTTCCATCGGGTTTTATCCCTCCAAAGTTCGTTGTTGTAGTGCTTTCATCTTGGTAAGTGAATACGGCTTTCAACTTCTTGTTAGCGAGATTTGATTTACTTATTTTTACTGCAACGGGATTTTTTCGATTGTATGTTGGTGCGACATAGATCGTTGAACCTGATTTATTCCGAATCACCCTGGCATTGAATCCTCTGCTTCGTAAATCAACAGCCACATTTACGACTCGGTTATGGTTTCCCTTACCGAGTCGGCTATAGTATCGCTTGCCGAATTTTTTTCTTGCCAATAAAACCACCTTGGTTCAATCATCATCATCCATGAGTTCGTCCAGAATACTGCTTATTGCATCGGCATCCGGCTCTAAAGACAGTCTTCGAGCGGCCTCTTTTTTCATTTCCTCGGTGAATACGACGTCAAAGTTCATGCCCTCTGCTGACATATTTGTGATGTCGTCGGGATCAATCCCATTTGAATCGAGCATCTGTTCTATCTGTTGGGCTAGGTTTTGACGCAACGCTTCTGCCGCAATTCTTGATTCATCAGTCATTGCAAACCTGTAATCGACTCCGTAATCTCCCATTAGCTCATTTAGTTTATCAAAGTCCATCTTATCCTCAGACCGGGGATTAGAGTCCAATTTGTTTAACCAATCCCGGTAGAGGCTACTGCCAGATAATGATTCATTGTTGCGAATCATGTCTGCTAAATCGTCATCAACTAATACGAAGCCAGAAGGAGTCCAGCGCATGTATATCCCCTTGTCTCGGTAACCCCATGTATAGCCATAGCCTTGGGCTTCCGCTACAGATTGCAAGTTGTTAGCCCAATCAATATTCATTTGTCTCTGACGATCGTTGGGGAGATTCTCATTTACCTTGAAAATATCCAATATCTCAACAACCGATACTCCGTTTAGCAGCCTTTCTGCCCCTGCAACTCCGATTTCTTCGGTGAGGTTGTCAAAAGGTCTTGCTGGTCCGGCCGCTGATTGGTTCCCAGCGGTCGTTGGGAAAAGAACGCCGCCGTCTCTTACTCGCATCTCCCCCGCTCCATCTTCTACGAAGCCAGAATACCTCCCCAGTCCGTTTTCACGGAAAAAGCGATCTTGCTGGGCTTCAAAACTGCGGGGATCGAGGACTGTTGCAGCATCGTTCAAAACAGATGATTGAACGATTCCGGTTTCCCGGTCCGGGTTGTTGACGTTGAGTAAGGTTGCATTCTCAAAGGCGATTTCGTTTTCGAGAGCTTCTTTTTCTGCGTCGCTGGCAGTTTCCCTTACTACGGACAATTCGACGTTTTCATACGGCAAAATCAAGTCAAAGTCTTCTATTGGTGGAAGTTCACCTTCATTGTCTACTCTCTCCCGGCCAAAAAGGAACTCGCCCCTGGTTCTCCCCAGTTGATCGAGTCTTTGTAGAAATTCTTCAGCCTGTTCTTCGGTTCTGAAGGTCATAAGAGGGGTTTCTTCGTACCCATCTTCAGTTGTATAGGCTGCGGCAACGTGGTATCGGGCCAATTCCTCGGACACATTTGCAAATCGCCCTTTTCCGGGTCCTTTAGTTATCTCAGTACCCCATCCGGTTAAGCCTGAAACTGTTTTCTTGGAGAGGTTGGGGTTTGTGCCCGACTCGTAAAACTCCGCATCACCACTATCAAGAACATTTTCAACCAAAGGCCAACTCGATTCTATCGCATTCAAGTGTAAATACAAGTCTGTGTCTGCGGCAATGGCCGAATTATCAACTACAGATTGTCTTTTTATGATTTCGTCGATATTAAGTTGGTCCAATTCATTGAATTTGTCAGCAATCATCGAATCAACAACTTCTTGTTGTGATTTTGGCGGCATGTAAAACTCGTCATCCTCTCCGATAATTTCAATATTAAATTTGTCAAAGTCGCTGTTCATGATTACTTGATCAATTCTTCTATCTATTGGTATTCCGTCTTGATAAGTGTGTTTGGCTGACGTAGCGCCACGCCTCAAAGCAAGTCCTTCAAAAATGAACCTTTCCTCGTCTGTCAAATCATCTTGGGTCAAAGTGCCTCCTTGAATTTGGGCGATTTTGAATTTTAGTTCATTGAGTCGGCCCGAGTTGTTCAAAACTTCAATTGGCCTACCGTTCTTGTCGTAGTATTGGGTTCTTCTCTTTTGGACTCCCTGCGCCTCTCTTAGCAAGCCTCCAGCCATTACTGGGGCAGTCCCAATCAATTCTGCTTGGCCGATCATGCGCATGAATTCATTTCTTTGTTGCTTCTCGTCAGACATCTTAGAATATGTATCGAGCCAGTCTTTCCTTGCCTCTCGTTTTGTTTTGTCATAGGACCTTTGGCCAACATATACTCCAGAGCCGCCGACCCAATTGACAACTCTTGCATTATTTCCCCTTTTTCTTAGGTGTTGGGCGTATCTTTGAGCGATAATTTTGGACGTGCGGCTATCAATTTGCCGACCATTCAAATCGCGCTTGAATGAGCCGGCAAAAAAGTAAGGTCTACGGCTAAATTTGCGTATATTCTTCATAAATCATCAATCCTTCTAAATGGGTCTGGTTTCTTTGTTATTTCTCTGTACGGAACAATGTCTTTCAAATCATTTTCCTTCAAGTAATCCATTACGGTTTCGTCAATTTCTCTTGTTTCGAGTTCTGCAGATTGAGCAGAATTTTTCGCATCGATCAAAAGCCCGTCTAAATATGAAATTGACTGTGCATAGGTAAAATCATCAACTCCATCAAGATTCCTTATCAGTCTAAGCCACTCATCATAACGAGGGTTCTGACTTTGGCCCCAAGCATGCGGGAATTGCAGGTTGTCATAAGGGAACCATGACCCCGCATAGGGGTCTGGTTCAAGGTTCAAACCATCGTCAATCCAACTAGGATTATCGTTCAAAATGGTTCTTCCGGCTATTGAGTAGGCTTCAACATAACCGGGGTTGGCATTAGCGCAATGAGGGCATCGAAGTAGGTGCTTCTTGGCTTTGTGCGCCACTTCCCGAAGGATGTCCTCAATGATTTTTTCATCGTATGGCCAGTTCCGTGTATTGGGTTGCCCAAAGTTTGATGACAGGGTTTGAACTTGTTGTTGGTTCAGAGTTGGCTCTTGGTCGCCGCAGAAATAATGGAGATTGCCATGATTGCCTCTTGTCCGATAATTGAGTTCGCCCTTTGCCGTGCTTATTACCACCGAATCATCTTCGGAACCTTCAGGAACCGTCTGTCGGATTAGGTATGTTTGTGGGTCATAGTAACTGGCGTGCAATGTTTCAGAAGGCAGTTCACCGTCTTCCGAATAGGCAATAATTGGGTAAAGGTCGCCCATTGCGTCAATGTATGGTCCACGATCTAAAAAGCGATGCATCGTGTCTTCAATAGGAACAAGCTTGTCGCCGTAAAGTTCGGATATAGTGTCGAGATAATCTTTAACAGATTGCTGATTAAGATTTTTAGCTTCACCTTGGAGTTGGCCTGGGTATAGAATGACTCGCTCTGAACCTAAAGTCCTCTCCTGCACATCGGCAAGGTCTTGCACATCGGCAAGGTCTGAGTATAACTCGTTTTTTTTCAATGGTGGGCCCCATGAAAAATTTGCTGTCCCTAAAGGCCCACGCCACAAATCATCAATTATCCTCGCTGGAATCTTCCTTACGAAAAATGGGTCTTTTTGAGGGAATCCTTTCCTTTTTTCATCTAATGGCAAATCCTCGACGCCATCAAATCTTCCTTTTCTTCTGTTGTAGCTTGGTGAAAAGAGATTTACAAATATTGGGTTACTGGGCCTGTATTTGACAGTCCTTACGTTTAATCCAAACCTTCTCAAAGCCTGTGCCTTTTGTTGTGCGTGATTCAAATTTCGATGGTAAATACGGGCATCGCCCACATATTTGTTCCCATTGATGTTTCGCACTCGAAGATCCATAGCGATTCCTCAAGCATTGTCTAATTGGAAGTCTGCCCACCCGGTTGCTATTTCTCCGGATTTGACTTCTTGAAACCCTGGCTTGGGTTTTGAACGTTGTTTCTGCATCCTTGAACCAATCTCGCCATCTGCGAATTGCCAGTAAACAGGGTTTTCGTTCTCGAAGACCATGTAGAGTTTAATTCCTTTTAGATTTTCCAAATTTGGGGTGTTTCTTCCAAGCATTACCAAAGCCAAACGTTGCATCATGTTCTTTGAAGCCTCATTATTTTGGTATTTAGCGTCCCCAACCGCTCCTGTAGCCAAAAGCCATTGATTGAAGGTTGCTTTACTTGCTGAAGTCGGTAAACTGTTCAAAACATCAACTAATTCTTCACCATCTACAAATCTTGCATCGGTAATCTCCATCGCATCTGGTTTCTTAGATCCAATCAAAGCCATACCGGTCTTCGAAGAGAAATCATCCTTGTAAGTCTGCATCAATTGAGATAATGCTTGCATTTCTTTGATGTCTGCAGACAGAGATTGAACCGGTACTGACTCGGGCATTCCCGGCATTTTGATGTCGTCAACACCCAGCAAAGGGCCCCACTTGAGGCCTCCAAGGATCTGTGCTCCGGTAGTAATCTTCCTCTTTTTAGGAATGCTGGGCATCCCGTTTTCTTCGAGGACTTTCTTTGTCGCTTCAACTGATTGCTTCGAAACACCACTTACCCCGCCGGCGACATATATTGCCGTCCAGCCAGAACCATTTACAACCCTGGCACGTAGTCCTTGATTCCTCAAAGTCAAAGCTCTTTGCCGTGCGAGATTGTTTCTTTGCTCATAAGTGTAGAGTTCTTTGACAGAACCATCTTCGGCGATCTCTGCTGCTCGCAATGATGAACTTAGGCCGTAATCTTGGCCGGAAAACCGCCGAGTTCTACCTGGCCCTCTCATCGTTTCTTCCTCCTCAGCATTATATATTCTCTCGGCATCTCATCTTTCCAAACGGGGGGAGATACTAACGATTGTGTTTCATATTTCCCAGAGGAAATCTTCCCTTGGAGTTTAGAGAATTCCGCATCGGACATGAAATTCACGGGCTTCCCACCCGCAAGCTTGTAGCCCTTTGATTTGAGTTTACCCTTCCTTTTTAGATAACTCCGAGACATAGAAGTATTCCCCAACCTTTTCTTTCCATTTCTCTTTGGACGTCCAGAACGCATAGGTGAATACCTCCCCTTACGTCTAAACATTTCAATCTCCTCCAAGCACTGTGTCTAAGTCGATCATTGCAGGTATTTGGCTGATTTCAGCCCGTTCAAGCAAACCGATTGTCCGTGATTTACTGGGGGCGTCTTCATTCAAGAAAAGATAAGCGTTTACGCCGAGTAAGGCGATGAAAACAATTGAAAGGATGGCGGCAATCCACCAAAGCCCTCCAATGTTCAGGTGAAGAGGTAATTTGTCGATGATCGGTTCCGTAGTTATTCCATTAGATTCTCTGAATCCATGGTATGCGTGTAAAGCAAACCAAAATGTTGAACTGATTATTGAGGCAACTAAGGCAAAAGTGCCTAAACCACTTGAAACAATCACAACTCCGGCGAGAATTAAGACGTGAGCCACTAAATTGACTGCAATACTGTCTTCGGGACTGCCGATTCCAACAACTATGCCCAACGCAAGCACCCCAAAGCCTAATGCAAGTTGTCGTCTGCCCGAAAGCCACAAAAGAACCGCTATTCCAAATAGGACTAAAACGAGGCCGGCGAGTAAAATACTGTCAAAGATAGAATCCAAAATTGAATTTTCGGTCAAGATATTGCCGCCGCCACCCGATGACCTAACGCAGCTTCCCGTGGACGTTGCTGGGGTGGGTAGCAAGCCGTCATCACACAATGCGACAGCAGTGAAGTCGTTCGAAGTTTCATAGACTGCGTTGATTGCTGTTGTGCCGTTGTTTGCGAAATATAATTGCGTGGCTTTACAAGTCCATCGATAATATCCAGGTGCGAATGCACTTTCCATCACAGGGTTTTGAGCGAAAGAAGTCTGTGCTTCAGTCTTGCTTTGCCCAGCGCCTGTCAAGGAATATCCGTAGAAAAGAGAAGAACTACGGTCTTCAAAGCGTTCTGCGGGTGAGGGGTTTAGCGAATTAAACCAAGATGCAGCCTCGCCATAAGGAACGTATGCCCCATTGATTCCGGTTCCTCCGGGGTCGGAATAATTCTGCTTGGCGCCTGCACCGAATTGCCCTAAATTCAAATCACTGTAAGTCAAAGATTGTTGAATCATTATGGATTCAATTTGTTCCCAAGGAACCCAAATGAAAAGTGTCGCTTGTACCGAGGGAGTTGTCCCCGACCGCATGTAGGGTTGACATTGTAAATTCACATTATTTTCATCAGCGTAAATTATGTCTTCTCCGGCGATTGATCGTTTGTATATCGCCCCTGCAACTACACTGTAAGATTCGTAGTTCGATTGTTGGGCTGTTTCTTGCTTACTTGCAGCAATTACCAAGTCGCCATCGATCGGAATTTTTCTTCCATCGGATTCAATCATTGAAATAATGGATTCTACTCTCCCAGAAAACATTGGTGATATGTCACGATCCGCGTTGTCATTAGGGCAGTCGTCAATTGGGTCTTCGCCTTCTTGCCCGTCGCCGTCATTATCGATACCATCGCCAGGAGGGTCCTCGTCTATGCGCCCGTCACCGTCGTTGTCTTCGTAACCATGTATTCCAATGTCGGGGTAAAGTTCGCATAGAGAGAGTATTTGATCATCGCCACCGCCTACGTTGTCTGAAGTAGTGTCTTCACCCGTCGGACAACCGGCATACGGGCCATTCAAGTATACGGGGCCTCGCCCCGCGTTCCCAAAACCGCTCATGTAATTGATGTGATCGGCAAGAGTGTAATTGGGCAAATCAGTAGCATATCCAACTCCATTGCGGGTGTCGCATTTGTCAAACAGATCGATAACCCCGTCTACGTCCCAATCATTATTCCCGCCGTATGGCCTGTTTTCATCTGCATCGTCTTCGTTGTTAGTATTGGTGTCGGTATCCACATTTCTATCGCATCCAAATTCGTCGACTTCTTGGTATTCTTCAGTTCCTGGGCAATCGTCATCGCCATTAAGGACGCCGTCGCCATCAGAATCCTCGGGTTCGTGGTATGAAACGGTTTGAGCAACGACTCGGATATTATCGGCGCCTGTCATTGGAGACATCAGGTTCAGGCCACACCAGAATCCCTTTGCTTCATTGTTGACAGAATATGATGGCTGGTCGCTCTTGCAAGTATTATCGCCGATGAATGTGTCCCAAGAAACTTCGTTACCAGCAGTCACAGAGTTTCCACCTTTATCCAAACAGAATTCTTCACGCATGCCGACTTCAAGTCCTTGGTTGTAATTGGCCCATACTCCGCCGTTGCCGTCAAACTGGTCGTAATGCACACCCCAATCGGCCCAGCAGACGTTCCGATTAGGATATGGCCCTTCGAGCGGAACTACTGTGTCGGTGCGATCAGCAGCGTTGCCGAACTGTTGGTAATGGTGGTCTTCATCACGATACGACCCTTGGCCGTCCCAAGTTTCAAAACATTCATGCCCAATCTCTATTCCGGCGCTGTTGATGAAATTTGAGCCGCAGTTCCGTGTGTTGAGAGTCTCAAGTGGGTTGCCGAGTGGGCTGCGTGAACGAATGTCAATAAGTAGCATAAAAGAAATGGTTTGGTCGAGCGAATCCTCTACCAAACCCACATCGACAAGGTCGTTTGTCGTGTATCTCGCACTTTGGGCAAGAAGGTTGTAATCGCTAAGCGGGATGTTTAGGTATGACTGACCGTTACCTGGGTCTTCGGAAATCAATTGAACGTTGTCAGGTTCTGCTGAAACATAGTTAGATTCACGAAGTGTACCGCTTGAGCTTGTTGGATCATAGCAGAAGTCGTCATCTGCATCTCCCAACTGAACTGACTGAAGGTGATATTCAGAGAGCTTCGAAGTGTTTCCACCCGTGAGTTGATTATATCCAAGTTCGTCGTTGAAAGTGAATTGCCCGAGCGAAGCATCGTATAGTCCGGCTGGACCATAAGGGAATTGAGCATCCGACCAGAAGTTAATGTCCCAGTAATCACTTTGATAATTGAAAGAGGATGCATATATGCCTTGATCGTAGGCCATTGCATTGTCATAACCTGGTGCTCTGTCGCCGGTGTATACTCCACCACCGTCTTCGAAATTGTCATCGTTTAGCCATTTTTGTTCTCCTGAGCGCATATTGTGGTAATTGAACATGTTAACCTTCATTTGGGACGATGCTGACCCGCTTTGGAAGTAATCATAGCCTGTGCCGCCGGAATAATACGAAGGGATGTTTGCCCAATAGTTAGAGGATTGAAGATCCATTGTAAATGGGGAGCCGATTGGGTCGCCGTCAACAGGACCGGCAAGGTGGCCGTCGGAGTCCTCAGTCCCAAGAGTCCAGCCATTGTTGTTTGAAGGCCCTACGTCGTCGTAGTAGTATTCATTAGCGAAAATGTCATCATCAGGCCTGATTGCCCAGTTGATTGTTGATACGTCTCTTGGGTCACTTTCATTCCATGCATAATCGGTTTGCCCCGGCCTCCATTCGAAGCCATAACGGGCGCCATTTTCCCATGCCGCCCATTGCATTTCAGGTACTGCGTAGAGATCCACATAGCCGTTGAAGCAATTTTGGAACCAATTCTTGTCACCCACCCAGTCTCCATAGCCCATTGCTTGTAAACCAAGTTCGATGTTGATTCTGTCAAAGCCTACAGAACCTTGGCTTAGCCAATTTTGTTTATCGATTTCAACCTGCATGACAGCTCCGTCAAAATCAATTGTCGAATCAATGAGAGGTAAGGCACCAATAGAACTACCGGATTTCCAATGGTTATTGGTCCGAGAGAATCCTTGAACCTGACAACCAGCATGACCGATGGTTGATGATCTGCACCAGCCATCGCCGATGTCGTTATTGTCCCAACTGCCTGATTCGCAACCGCTACCTCCACTCAAATATAGACCCGAGAAAGCCCAAAAGTTGTCTTCGCATTGCGGTATGAATGGAGTTAAGCCCCCAGGTGTCCCGTCTCTTGAGGCGGCTCCATATCCGTAAATTTGGCCGCCATCCCGGTCAACCCCCATTCGCCATGCTTGATTTGAATTGGGTTGCCCCACCCCATAGAGGTAGGTTGTGTTAAGAGAGTCGGTGTGGTAGTTGATTGTAGGATCAAAGATGATTTTATCGGGCGTGTGGTTATTTCGGTTGTTTTCAGCGACACCTTTCGCAGAGAAGAGCAGGTCGCCTTCAGTCGTGTACCACATGCCGTAAGTTGGTTCAGCGATAATGTTTGATTTTTCAGTGGAATTGAAGAATGAGACTTCTGGCAACGGCAAATCAATTGAATGCAGCAGCGACGTTGCTGTATTGTTTGGCTTTGGAATTAGATTGACTACTGCTCCCCTGAAGGTTAAAGCATCACCTTGCTCGAGTACGGACACATTATCTTCTCCTGGCTTGAAAATGTGGACTTCGTAATCGCCAGAGTCCAAGTAGGGAGATGTGATTTTGTAAACCAAGGCTTTGTCTGTAACGTTTGATTCAACTTCCCAGTTTGCATCCGAAGGCGAGATGAATCCGTTGTTCAACGTTAAGATGGATGCGTGGCTTTCTCCGCTGCAATTCGCGGCAGGGCAAAGTGGTAATGTCAACCGATTATCCTCAACCGAACATTCTAATTCCGTTACGCATTCTGAAGGCGACGGTGTGTCAAAACTATGAGTCATGGTATAGGTGGTAAGATCGGGCGGTAGAGCAAGGTCTGATGCAAAGCCAACAATCGAAAGGTTGTATTCGCCGCCGTAGTGGTCCTGCTTTCCTACTTCGTGCGAATAGTAATCAAGCTGGCTTGTAATTTGAACTCCACCCAATGAAGCGTCAAGCGTCATGAAGTGTATTGACTCGCTTGGGTTGGAATTTCCGTATACTTCGCCCGTTGTGCCCCAGGCATGGTTTATTGTTCCCACCTCCCCATTTGGAAGCGTGTAGGTGTTGGGTGTTGCGATGTATGTATCTACAACTGATCCATTGGGATTGTATGTTGTATATTTCTGCATGAAATTGGCTGGCTCCCTGTAATTGGGGTCTTTTATTGTGTAAGGCACTTGAGCATTAAGGTCATCATCGGCTCCGTAGTCCTTATTGTTCAATGACTGGGTGTAAGAAGCCATTGCTGAAGACATCAAGAAAATCAAAACCAACGCATACGCAGTCCGCTTCATAGACGAATCGTTCATGTTTTTTGATATGAAACAACCGCACAGACTGAAGTAATAAGCACAGTTTGGGGCTTACTTTTTTACTGCCTTACTGACGCTTCCGTGCGTCTTTCAATGCCCTGTCGTAAATGATGGCTCCAACGGTCGAGGGCACCACCATGTCTGGTTGCCAACCCTGTCCGTGTGAGGTTGGGTCGTAGTCTTTTGTTACCGGTGCAACCATGGTCGATGGCGAGAGTCTCGCCCTGGATGAGTTATCCCAATATACGCTCAAGCCACTGGGCTGTCGCATTTCTTTGCCTTGATGGTCGTTGATTCCTCCCCAGCCCACCTCTCTCATCGTCATGTAAGCGTTTATCGAATCAATGGCGTCTTCGTTTTTCTCAGCGTACTTCGAATTAAGTCGCATGTCCGATTTGGTTGGTTTCTGTGATGGCCAATTTAGTTGGTCCTCTTTGGTTCCCCAGTGGGCTGTGAATGCTTTTTCTGCTTTGTTGAATTTTTGTCTCATTTCCGAGAAGGCATTATTCCGCCCCGCTCGCCAATTTTTGAGTTGCCCTTCACGACGTTTGTTCCGTGAAAGAACATCTGCAGACCATTCTTTAGGGCGATCCAATTCCTTTGCAACACCCTCATCAAAACCTGTGCCGTTGAACCTTGAATCCCACGAATACTTCTCCTTTGGTCGTAGGTAAAGCCCCCATCGCTGTCGACCGAGGATTGTGTCTGCCGGCAAAGGAAGTACGCGAGCATAAAATCCATTTTCTCTTGCACGTGCAGCCAATTTTGTGAGTTGGTTAGATTCTGGAATATTTCGCCTCTGGTTTTGATACACCATTCCGTCATCATGACGAACGGGCTTTCTATGGCTTATTCCAAAAAGTCGGAATTGTTGGCCTTCTATTTTCTTCCATCCTGAAGTCATATAGCAAGTTGGTGGGGCTTTTGATATGAAGCAACCGCAAGGAACAAAGTTAGACGCACAGTTTATCTATTTGCAACTGGTGCGTGGACGTAATTTACCCATTTAGTTTTTAGAGGTAAGGTTCGGACTTGGAGGCCATAATTTCTTAGGAATCGGGCATGCTCTTGCGCTTGTTTTTTTGTGATGGCTGATTGTTGTCGCCTTGCAATGTATTTCTTACCATTGATTGTCCTTACTCTTCTTCGAGTAGAGCTGTTGGGTTCAATCCGGCTTCTTGAATAAGACCTAATCCGTTTTAGCCCGCCTGGCAGCGAGGGTGACTCTTTGCCTGTGTCATAGTCAAGTATTCTTAACTTCGGAACCTCAACTTGATTCATTATCCATTGATCATCAATGAGTCTGGGCTTCTGAATTATAGCATTGGAAGGGGTTTTTGCAAAGTTTCCAACGTGGACGTCTTGGGATTTGATCCAATTCTTAGCAACTTCTTCTGGGAATCCAGCGCCGATCATACGCTGTTCCATCGACCTCTTCCATTCTCGCATCGCTGCTCTATAATCCAATTCGACTGCTGCGACGGCATCTCGATATTCCGCAGATTTATTGAAGCCAAGATCAACATAACCTACGCCTTTCGCATCTTCAAGCATTTTTTCAACACCCAAATATTCTTGGTACTCGTCTGAATCACTTATTTCTTCTACGTAATCCCACATCGATAGCGGGTCGAGCAATTCGTTTCTCTCAATACGCTCTTGAATGACTGCGCCTGGCCCTGCTGGAATAGCGGGAACAATCATATCTTTCAATCCAGCTTCTTCTAAAATCGCTGAAACTGTGTCTTCATAGAATCCTGTTTCGCTTGGGGGAGAGCCATCAACTTTACTTGGTTTACTGAATAAACCATTGCCCATGTATTTTACTCTCCAATCTCCATCAACACCATACCTGCTGACCTTGAGGACAGAATCTTCCAATTTACCCGGTCTTTCTGCGGTTGGAGCGTAGACATTTCTGCTCGCACCCCGTGTAATGAATTCGACATCGGCGTCATAATTTTCAGAGATGTTATCAACAATTTTTATTTGTTCGGATAGATCGTATCTCCAAGGGTCAATGTCAGCGTTTCTTTGACGGAGTTTCTCTGGATTGACCAAAACATTGTATCGCCGAGGCATCAGCACACCTCGCAAGGGCATTCTTCGGGGTGATCCTCGAGCATGACTTTGTCTTGTAGCCAAAGAATCCAGTGGGGTTTGCACATCATTGCATAACTTTCAGTATCAGGGTGTATTTTTTTCTGACAGCTTACTATCTGGCAAATCATTCGCTCACTCACCTCTCCCAGCATACAACATCGCCGCCAACAACACAAAAATGGCAACAAATGCCCAGGCATAAACATACCAATCTTCCGGGGGTTCAGGGCCAGTATCAATATCAAGGTCACTTCCGCCTCCCGTATTTATCACGGTTGGTGTATCTATATTGGAGCCTCCAGAACCGGTTCCAGAACCAGTTCCACTTGTTGCTCCTGTTCCACTTGATGATCCGCTTTGCGAACTGCTACGTGATGCATCTAATGGATACTCGTCAGCATTGTCACCGACACCGTCACCATCCGAATCTTTGTTTTCGGTGGCGTCAAGGGGGAATGCATCTTCAGTATCATTTGTCCCGTCGCCATCGTCATCGGAGTCGTACGCGTTTGCTATTCCGTCACCGTCAGTATCATATTTAGCGGATGGTTCGTTGGGGAAAGCATCTTCTGAATTTCCGACACCATCGCCGTCAATATCCGGGTCGGTGTTATCGCCGACCCCGTCCCCATCCGAATCATACCATTCCGAAGGGTCATTTGGGAATACATCAGCCTGTGAGCCGTTAGGGTTGTCGCCGTATCCATCGCCGTCGGAATCTGTTTGTTGTGAGGTGTCGTATGGTAGAATATCTGAATTATCGCCCACCCCATCGGAATCGGAGTCGGTTGTTTCGTTAGGATCGTCCGGGAAAACGTCGGCATTGTCTCCTGTTCCGTCGCCATCACTATCGACAGTTTCACTTGCATCGTTTGGAAATGCGTCTGAGTTGTCGCCGACTCCATCGCCGTCGGCATCAAAAGTTTCACTTGGATCATTTGGGAAAACGTCGGCATTGTCTCCTGTTCCGTCGCCATCACTATCGACAGTTTCACCTGCATCGTTTGGAAATGCGTCTGAGTTGTCGCCGACCCCGTCACCGTCAGTATCAAGAGTTTCACCTGGTTCGTTTGGGAAAACGTCGGAGTTGTCGCCGACCCCGTCACCGTCAGTATCTTGGGTTTCGGAGGGGTCATCAGGGAATGCATCTTCTTTGTCTGGTACGCCATCACCATCAGAGTCTGGTTCTGGTCCTCCGCCCCCGCCATCATCAGGGTTGAGGGGGTTCTCGTCTTCCCCGTCAGGTATCCCATCTCCATCAGTATCGGGATTGGCGGGGTCTGTCCCTCCGGCGATCTCTTCTCCGTCATTGATTCCATCTCCATCAGAGTCTGGGTTGTTAGGATCAGTCCCATTGGCTATTTCATCTTCGTCTTCGAGGCCGTCACCGTCGGTATCTTCTGCAAGAACGGTAGGCAAAAGCATCAATGCTAAAATAAAAACAATTAGCTTCTTCAATCCTCTTCCCCCGCAACCGGAACTGCGAGCGCAACTCCATAAATTAGAAGCGTAACCAAAATCGCACCATCAGCGAACATGTAGGTTTTCATGATATTTGTCGGTCCTTCTCCCAAATCAAAAATTCGGGGAAAAGAAGAGAAAACGAATCCGTAAAGGAACCCAATAAAAGTAAGGGGGAAGGTGATTACAAAACCAGCAAGTAAATTTTCCCGAAAAGAGTTCCCCGACTGTTGATAAGACAATATATCCGGGAGCATAAACAAAAGGGCAATAGCAAATGCAGCAACAAAGAAAGTTGATGCTACCGTAAACTCATAGGTGTCAAGCCAATGAGAATCTAAAAAAGAATCCTCGCAGACAGTAAGAGCTTCTTTCGAGGGATCAAGTTGTGCGGAATGCCCAGTTTGGCATTGAATATCTGAATCAAAGGCGCTTAGCCATGTTCTACCTTCTGTCGAATCTTCAAAATAATTTGAAATGGTGTTTTCTCCGTAAAGAACATGATATGCATTTGAAGTAATCAGAACTGCGATAATAAAGAAAATCGATTTACCCAAATATCTTCCACTTAAGGGGTTGTAATCTCCCAATTTGAATAGGTTTACTTGTTCACCAGAAAGTTTTCGAAAGCCGAACCAAACCAAGACGAAAAGGAAAGTGAAAATAACGCTAATTGCAATATCGTCCAAACCATTCCCTCCGTTTTTTTCTTCTATGCCGTACAATGAACAATTGAAGCGTCAATCTCGCAACCGCACGTCGTGCAGTATAGTGTGACTGTGTTCTTTGATTCATCAACCGTCTGCAATTCCCATGCATGGTCGGAAATTGGGACTTCTTCAGTAATGCATGACATTTGAATCATCAGCGACGGCTTGGATCTTCGAGCAAACCAGCAACAATGTTCTTTCCGCCAGCTTGTCCTTCAGATGCTCCACGAACATGATTGACGATTGCGACTACTGCAGCGCTTGTGATGCTAAGCAAAACAGTAGCGTAAACAGCAGCGTAAATCTCGTTCATTGGGAACAGCGGGTATGCGTCCCAAACAGGCACGTAGGCATCGTTGTAAAGTTGCTGAACGCTGATTGTTAGTGCAGAGCCAAAGAGAATTCCCCAGCCAACTGCGCCGAGCATAACTCCAAAGACTTGAGGAATTGGTGAATCCTTCGAATAGATTGATGCTGATGCGATTGCTGCAGCAAGAACAAGTGATGAAAGCATACCAAAGAGATTAGCCGAACCGCTGACATCGGCATCAAAAAGGAAGTCCAAGTTGCCTTCATCAAGGCGGACTGCCAGCCAAGCGCCGAGAAGCCCAAGACCCATCATCGTAGAGAATCCCACAAAGTTGCGGCGATCCCAAACCATTAGGACGGTCTTCATCTTCTGTCCGGAAAGGAAAATTCCGATGGCGAGGAGGGTAATCCCCAAGCCAAAAATCGTCCAGTCTGTCGTAGTAAAATCTCCAATTTCTTCGTATACCATTATAATCACTCCATTGCTCCAGAGACCAAGTTCGTAGTCATTAGACTCAAGACGATACCGCCAAGCAATGTTCCAACTGCCGCTACAAGGTCGTAGAGAGGGAATTGCCAGATTGCGTCGTCAAAGACAGCATAATCAAGATCCAAGAATCCGGTGATGGCGCTTGGAATGCCGAAGAGGATTAGGTACAATCCTAGAGCGATCATTGTTGCGCTCATCCCCATCTTATCAGATGGTTTCACCGAGCGCACGTAGAACCAGAGTGCGAGACCCATTACTGCGTATCCCATCGACCCGAGAACCAATGAGGTTTCTTCGGTGATGCTTCCACCCTGGAAATCATAGAAGTAATGGTCCGCAGCCCATGCATGAAGCAAACCGACGCCGAGGAGCGCCATTGCCACACGCATGTCTTTGGTGTAGTCGGAGATTTTTGCAGCGCCAGGGCCGAACAACATGTATAGGGCCATGAAAGCCAATCCGAGACCAACAGCAAGGAAGATAACGTCCCATCCATCCAAAGAATCAATCCATGATTCTTCGTCGGTTTCAACATCGCCGCCACCGCCGGTGGAATAGTTCGGATCATCCTCCGCTGTGAAGAATGTCTCAAGGGTGATGGTTTGGGTAGTCATGTTTTCTTGAAGAGTTCCAACGTCAAAGGAACTAACCTTGTGAGTGCAAACTGCTTTGTAAGAGTCGCCGTTGATGAAAACGCCGGTGTAGGAAACTGTTGAGCTTCCGCTGTTTGTTTCCTTGTTGTCGACAGCCAAAGTTCCTGTGTTGGTGCCGTCAACAGGCCCCATAGTGAACAATGAAGAGTTCGATGCAAGTGTGCCGTATGCTTTCCATTCGCTCTCGTTCACACCAGTATGGCCTGAAGTATCGAGGTTGGTAAAGATTGAGATGCTTGATTCAACGACATCACCGTCTGCGACTGCAATACCGCATTCGACGGTGCTTCGTGGAGTTGTAGCGTTAGGTGCAAATGCGAACGTCTTTCGCTCATCATACGGTCCTGCTTGAACGCCACCTTGCTCAACGCCAAAATCGCCGACACTGGTGTCGATTCCGACAAGTTCACGTCCCTGCACGATGTTTGCGGAAGGAGTGATTCCCGAATAGTGCATGACATAAGGTGTTGCGAATGCAGGGTTGGTTTGGTTTGTCGTACTGGTGGTTCGGGTGATTCCGTTTTGTTCAGACAATGGATCATAGTTTGTTGCGTGCTTGAATGTGATTGTTGGTAGGTTGTTTTGCAGGTCGATGACCATGTCATTGTTTGTAGCATCTCCAGCAACTCCGACGAAGACATAGAACTCGAACATTCGGTCATACACGTCGTAAATTCCATTGTTGTAAGAAACGAGTAGTGGATCGCTGGTAATGTCGGCCAAAGCATCGACTTGGAGGGAGGTTTCCAAGACTCCGGAACTTGCGCCCATGCAATACTTGGAAGCGGAAGTCCCGAGAGACTGTGTGCTGTCAGCGGTTCCTACTGGGCCGAAGTCGTGGTAATTGCCGAACTTAAGGAAAGAGGTTAGGTCTTTCTTGGAAGTGATGGCGTCATACTGGCTTTCAGTCATGATGTGAGTGTTAATGTTTCCAGAGAAACATGCGTTTGTGTTGGTGTGTGTGACCTTTAGCACTGCAGAGTCAAAGCCGCCCCATGCTGCAAGGGAATAGAATGATTCCAGAGGAAGATTCATCTTCATGATAATGCCGTCTAGGCCGTCACTTTCGTTGCCGTCAAAGGTTTCGCTTCCACTGCAAGTAGCTAAGAACCACTTCGAAGCGCACCAGGAGAGTTCTCCATTGCTAACAACACCGATTTCAAGTCCAGGCTCGGTTGTCTCGATAGTTAGTGATGGGTCCCAAAGGACGCCGGAGACTCCAGCCTCGGCTTGATCGCTAGCGTCAACACCGAATGTGAGTTTGATGGTGCTCACGTCGGAAAATGCTACCCGAGTAGTGGAGTTGTAAGCGCGGTTTTCGGTTGCTGGAAGTCCGGCAACAGCGTCAAAGCCAGTAGCGTTGTATCCGACTGGAGCTGTTATCACAACGGGGTCTTGGGTACACTTTGCATCTGCGCAGTGAATAACGATCTCGCTGTTTTCTGCAATGTTCTTTGTGTTGCCTTCCTCCATTGCTACTCCATCGATATGGACGCTGATGTTGTATGCGAAGACGTGGTCGATTCCGAAGTAAAGGGAACTGGTGGTTTTGTCGGCGTGAAGGGCGTAAGCCATAGCGGCGGTAGCGCCAGAATCTGCTGGCCGCATGAAGAGATCGGTGACAAGGGTTGGCTCGATACCATCCGCCGTAGTTCCGTCAAAATCTGCGTTTAGATTGCACTTCATCTTGATTGTGTCGACTGTGGCGCATCCATTAAGTGCAATTCGAGCATTGTTGTTGGTACTTCCAACGCCGTGAGCCTGGGTGCGGTCAAGAGATGAATACCAATTGTGGAAAATAGTTTCCATAGATTGTTCACCGGTTACATCTGTGAGTTGAACTGAAGTTGAACCAGCCGCTTCACCAACGGTAATGTTGATTCCTTGGTGGTGTGTTGCGGTGCCGCCGTTGTTGGCGACCCATGTTGCCGTGTCACCAGGTCCAACCGAAGCTGTTCCTGCTGCTACTGCCCAAGCGCCTCCTGCATTAGAAAATAATTCAGCACCCGGAGCGACCGCATTAGAATTCCTAACTAATGAAGAGTCAAATGTCATTGCGACGTTTGAATGTGTTGAGACAGGATCGTATGTTCTTGCGATTCCAGTTGAATCTACTTCAGGGGGTGTTGGATTACGATCAATTCCTTTAGCGGCATCAGCATCAGCATAGAAATCACCATCGGGGATTGCTGCACTGGCTAAGCCAATAGAAAGTAGCATAATTAAAGTCATAGTCAAGGCTGCGAAACGGGTGTTCATGCTTCCTGTCGAAACGTGGATGATATATCAAAGGCGCACATTCACTTTTGATGAAAGGCACAGTTTCTCGCCGGTCAAAAAACCTTGCAAAGAAACAACCTTTGTATTCCTTTGTCAATCAATGGCTTTATGAACGAAAAGCCAATGTTTTACAGCAAATGGCAATTGTGAAAGCAGCAAACAGCGTTTATTTTCCGCCAGAACTTGTTGAAGTTATTGACGAGGCAATGCGGGCGCAGGGTGGCTTTTCTTCGCGTGCTGAATACGTGAGGCATTGCGTCCGAGCAGAATCTTTTAAAATAATCCGAGGTGATTGAATCGCTTCCCCAAAATCCAAAATCGAGACTTGCCAAAATAATGTCAGAGAACGATCCTATGACTTACCACACAATACAAGAGATATACAATCTTAGATACCCTGGAACACAACTTACTACGTCTGAAATCAACTCGCTTCTTCGAGATAAGCAATTCGTCAAAGTTGGAAAGATGAAGGTTAGTTCATGGAGTGGGAGAAAGAGTTTGCACACAATATACACGGTGGTAGCGTGAATGAAACTGAACGTTTCCAACTTGCTGGGTGGCGAACTCAGGCTTCGAATCTCAAAAAGAAGGTTAAAGAGCAAGACCAAATAATTGAAATCCTAAATGCCCAGGTAAGTTCCCTTATTCAAGAGAAGCACCAGCGTTTTGAAATGGTTATGATCGAGCGTGGAATCACACTACGGCGTGAACACCTGATAACACTTCACAATTCGTTAGAATTTATCAGACGGTATGGTGCAATTACACCTAATTCAGATTACGGCGCTTTGGGCTTCACCGATCACCGGACATTACAGAGGACGTGCAATAAATTTGTCGAGGATGGAATGTTAGTTAAGATTCAAGGAAACCCTACGTCATACTCGATTCCTACTGATGAATAGTCGCATATTAACGCGATTCACGATAGCCCAACACAATCGACCCTATATTCGGTCTTGTGATACGCAAAGAAATGTAGCGCCTCGCTGAAGTGTTTTCCTGTATGAACACATTTTCCATCCCAATCCGATCTTGAAGAAGCCCCGGCCGAGAAGTCACGGAGAGCTTCTATGATTTTTTGTTCGTTGAAAGAAGCCATTACTGTTTCTGGTATACCTGAAGTAGTGCAGATGAGCAAGTGAACCGTCTTTGGGGTTGCCTCTTGGAGGGCGCTCGGGTCACTAATTGCTACTTCAAGTAGACTTTTGACTAAGTGCGATATGTTATCCGCCTTTTTGTCCTCACCTTCAATCATTCATCAACACCAGCCACGATCGGATTAGCAAAAGCGATTGCTATTTGCTGATTCATACAAGCCTTGCACAGTCTTATACCGCAATTGACAGCTTGCTTTGCAAGGATTACCTCGCACCCATGAATGTTGCATTCATATTCCATTTCTCGCCACCACGTTGAAAGAAGCACGCTTGATAGAATCCGCATGGATGCTGAAGGTTACTTCGCCGCTTGATTGAATGATTATCATGTCTGAAACGCTTGAAATGCTCGAGCCTTCATCCAGAGACACCGTTGGGCTGCCTTTATGCTCCCATTTTACTAATTCCTGTTTGATGAATTCTGCCTGCTCCCTGTTTATCGACACCAACTTTTCTTCATTGGCTTTGTATTCCTCATAGGAAGTTGGATCATCAATCTTCATTTTATTCATAATGCTTAGACGGCTTCTTGTGCGAGGCCAATTGTTACTCCCTCTCCAAGAAGGCGCAAGAACGCCGTCTTTGAAAGTGGTCCTTTCACTGGCTTCAAGATGCAGTTGATCAAGTTCATTTGCGATGCCTGGGTTTTCCTGTTCCCATTGCCTTTTTGCATTTGCGATGAGTATTTTTCTAAGTTTGAGTTGTTTTGCTTTGCGTTCCCCGAGGAGTAAACCTTCTCTTTTCTGCTTAGGCTCGAGTTGAATCTTCTTTGAAACCCATATAGGTGTCTCTTCTGTTTTCCTTCTTTCTTCGAAACAATCATCGCATCGGTACTTCAAGTCATCAGAAATGTTTGTTCCGAGAGTGCATTCTTGGACGATGCTTCCCTTGAGGTTGCGGCATTCGTTTAGTTCGTGGTTACAACATAATGCAACACCATGCTCGTTGAAAACGGAATGGTAGTCCTCTCCTTGATGAATTGCAGAACCTATTTCGGGACCATTTGCAGTAGCAAAATGTCTAAAAATCAATTCCTTGTATCTCTGCAAGCATGCATCCCCGGTTATTTCAACGGTGATCTCTTTTGTCCCCTCGACTTTGTACCATAAGATTGACCTTAGTTGTCTCAATTCCCTGTATTCGGCGTCGGAAACCTTGTTTTTGTCCCAAAATGCAGTTGCAAGTGCTATTGGAATTCGCTCTGAAGTCTTTTTGTGCTTGTCCTTTAGAGCATCAATCTGCACCTGCAAATCCTCGATTTCTTCAATTTGGGTTTGGGCAAGATGTTCAATTGGGTGTAGTTCTTCAACGTCTCCGAAAATTGCCCTAAGTGCGTCGGCATAAATCTTGCTTGGTTTCATGTTTTCATCAGCGCTCGCCATCTCGTGTAAATGCTTCACTTCAGAGGGCAGATACAGCGATACTGCACCCCCATTTCTTTTCTTGTTTCTCGTCACTTGTTTCACCTTGGACTGTTCCCATCAGTCGCCACCATATTATGCTTCCCCAAATTCTGTTAACTTCGTTGCTTGCAAAATTATGACTCGTTTAAGACTCCGAAAGTATGGATTTTAGGCTCCGATTATGCTTAAAATCGTAAGCAATTTTCTCTTCCAAATCCATGTATTCTTTTGCGAGCCGAGGGTTTAGTTTACCTGCGAGCTTGAGAGATTTTTCGTCAGCAAGTATGCAGAAACAACACGAAAGTCGCTTCATTCCTTGCAAATAAGCCCAATGCGGACTTTGATCGTGTCTTGAAATCATTGAAAAGACCTCTTTTTCAGTCCAGTCGAAAATAGGGAACCAATTGTAAACTTGGCGTTTTGTATTCGAAAGCCTGTTGTTTAGACCCCAGACATCCATCTTCGAACGTGAATTCGATTCTTCGGCTCTAATCCCCATGCAGTTGATTGCAACTTGACATTTGTACTCGTTCATTATTCTGCGGATCACTTTGTTTATTGGTCCACGCTTCAAATCGGACGTGCAGAACCTCGCAGCCGATGACGGCCATTTCCCCCTTTTCTCGACATAATTAAGCAGGGTCTTAGGTGATCCATCGGAATATATTGCGTGCGCATATTGGATTTCTTCGTCGACTGTTGCCTGTATGTGCTCTTTGACACCAGACCACTCCACCTGGCCTAAATCGGCGTGGATAACAAATAGTTGCTTCTTGGGTACAATTTTCTTCAACAGAAGATACATTGCCTGACTGTCCTTTCCTCCAGAATGACTTACAAATACGAAGCCTCCTTGCTCGATGATCTCCTTTACTTCTTTCATACGTTTCACCTATCCAAGCGCCCCCATTGGAGCGCCCGTCGTTCCGACTAACTTCCCAACTTGTTTTATGCTTTTATGAGGAAATCGGATTCAATTTCTTTCGAATTCTTCCTTTCCCTAAAAAAAAAAAAAAAAAAAAAAAAAAAAATAAGTTAAGTAAAGTAAGTAAGTAAGTAAGAGTATCATATAAGGTCTCATAGAATTCTGAAAAGGGCGGGATAGAATGGGGCTGGATTTTTGTGAGAAGGGCAAACGGAGAGATATTTTCGCGAATAAGGAGCAATGTCCGACCGCCCACAAAAATTATCTCACATATATCTGTGAGCACAGATTCCGAATGGATGATAAACCATCGGTGGCTACGTTAAGTTGCTGGGAAACCGCAAATGGGATCGCCTATCACTTCATGGTTCACCTCGTCTCATAGTTTCACCGAACATGCGGTGGACCAGCACCTCTTTTGACATTTCAGTTTACCTTGCTTAAAGCATGCAAATTCTAAGAAAACCCTATGGTTTTATTAAACGAGGGTCGCTTTCATCAGCACATGGAGGAAAATGGTTGTTGCGGACAGAATTGCAAGGATCATCGAACCATGCTTGAGCTTCACCACGAACTGCTAACTTCTGTTCCTGAAGATGAATGGATAAAATCGCTTGAAAAGATTCACGGTGGCCCGATTACTTCGGAAAAACAAATTGTTGACGAAGAAATAAAACATAACGTCAGGTCTTCAGGGGAATACTCAGAGATGAGCACGGATGAAATCGCATCTTGGGCAATACATTATCAGCAAGAGATTTCCGATTTCGATCCCGAAGAAAGTGACCCCGATTATTTGCATGTCTACGAAGAACAACTTGATGAAATAAGACACGAGTTGAATTCAAGGCATGCTACCTGGCATAACCCAGGTCAAGAAGCACTTCCTGATGCAAGTGCATGTTACTGTGGTTGGCTTGGTCAGGAAGAACCATGTCCTACCTTCGCTCCCCCTCTATGCACTTGCATAGATCGTAGCAGCGCCACAATCAAACCAAATTGGCTGTGCTCTTTGCTTTCTTCGAGGTGATTATACATGGCAGTAGAATTCAGTAACACGCCCTCAGTCGCCGTGATAATTGTTTGTGTCATGGTTGCTATTATTGCATCAGCAACATGGAAAAACGCTAAAGGCGAGGGTTGGGGTTTAGTCGTATTCCTAATTTCTTTGATTGTTGGGTTCAATTTATCTGTGGAATTCGCAGTTTACTTTCTCCAATGGATTTCAAGTACGTTTTCTTCATTATCGAACATGATTGAAGCATCAACAGAATTCGGGCAAGGAACAGGACTCTTGGCGGTCATCGCCGCATTAGCAATCTCTGTTTATGTCATGAGAACGATCAAGTTTGACTCTGTTCGATTTGCAGCATTGGGGGCATTGTATGGAATACTTTTGCGTCTTCTTTTAGATTTCCTATATTGGCTGGCGACTGCAGGGGTGGTTGGCTGAAAAGAAAAAGTGTTGTGACGTTAGTTATGTTCCTCATGCTGTCTGCGCCCTTAGTGCCGTCAGCGGAGGCAGGCGTCCAAGATGTTCAACTGAGGTTAGATACAGCCATCCAATATCCAAACGATAGGCAAGTAAACATCGTCGTAGAAGCTATGGCTTTCGAGAATGACAAACCATCTCTTCAGAACGTGGAGATCACTGCCTTGATTAAATGGAAAAACGGAACGACCATGTTCGAGCAATCAGCCAAAGTCCAACCTGGACTAAGGACGTCAATGGTGTTCCCTCCAATAGACGAAGTTGGGACTTACTACGTTTACGCATTCGGCGAAGCCGGTGGCTTGCGCTCTACCACTGAATCTCAAACAATGAGGATCACCTATGCGCCTCAACTCTACAGAGCCGGGTTTACTAGCCAAAGTACATTTTTGGTTAGCCCAAACCAAGGGAACTTGAATTTGACAATTCAAGAATACCTTGACGACGGACTATCAATCACGCCTGGTAAAACCTACAAAACAAACGGTTCAATACTTGAAATAGGCGTTCCATCGGGATTCTTGGCAGTGAGATACAACATTATAGATGAAAATGGTTGGATGAATTATGAACGTTCTGATTCATCAGGATTGACGGTTCATGGCCCGCCATACGTTTGGGTATATGGCGATTTAGAACGTGTAGAGCCCTTCGCATCCCTTAAATCAACGGCGTCGATCTTCGTCGGCATTGTGGGTGGACTCTTGGTTCTTGTAGGTGTGGCTAATTTTTACTTCAAAGCAAGAGACGATTCGCTGAAAAGAAGAAAAAAGCAAGGCACCGATGATATGCCTGGATGGGCTGAACGAAGGCGTCAAAGGAAACTGAGAGAGCAGTCGGAGCAAGATTACTGGAACAGACAAAGAAATTATTCATCACCATACCAAAGGAGATATTGACATGCAACCGCCAGAAGACATATTTGACGACCCAATGCTGATGCAACAGCTTCTTGGTATTCCCGCACCCCAACAAGAACCCCAGATGGATCAATCAAGTCCAACAGATCGTGAAGGTTCTCGAAAGGAAGCTTGGTCGATGGCTCTAATTCTCTCGGGAATATTCCTTATTTTGGCTTGGGTTGCAGTACCTTTGGGAGCCTTCGGTGCTTGGTTTTACGGGCCGATTGAAGGATTCTTCGCCTCACCGACCTATTCTCGGTTTGAAGCAATGACGTGCGGGGGATTCTTTATTGTCATCGGAATGACAATCACTTTCATTTACATTAACTCAAAACCTAAATTGCATTGGGTCGAGAATGAGCCGGGAATACCCCGCATTTCTCTGCTTAAGTCAATTGAGGAAACAGGTGGCGCATTCCTAATGGAAAGAAACGACGGCAAACTAATGCGTGTCAGAAAGGACATCGCTTCGCGCTACAGGAACATCGTCCACATCACTGCACACGTCCTTGAAGTAGATGGAAGAGAACCAGGGATTGACATTGAATTTAGGACTACTTCAGCATCAATGTCAAGATCGCAGATTGCAGCGGAAGAGGATTTGTCAATGCGGCAGGGATTCAGAGAGCAGCAACTTGAGGACATTTCACAACGTTATGTTTCGGGGCAGATGGATCAGATTGACGGAGTGGGCTGATATGAGTTTTGATGCTCCAATCAAGCCCTGGTTTCAACCGCCATCTTGGGTGTTTGGGCCTGTGTGGACTTTTCTTTATGCAAGCATGGGAATTTCAATTTTCATGGCTTATCAAGAACGAGATGAGATTCCTATGGGGGCATTCGTTTTGTTTGCAATCCAGTTAATCGCCAACGCAACTTGGTCCTCATTCTTCAGAGAATCGGACTATGCAAATTCAATAGCAATCATTTTGGCGATGCTATTTGCTTCGATAGGCTATGCTTTACTGGTTTATCCACATCAGCCAATGGCGGCGCTCTTATTCGTTCCGTACATTCTTTGGGTTGCTTTCGCCACAATCATCAACATTTGGTATTATCTTGAGGCGGCATGAACATGAACGGAAACAACAACAACGGCCCACAGCCACGTAGCGGAAGAGACCTCTTCATGGTTCCAGTGGCCGATAGGCTAAACGATCAGTTCCGTTTTATCGATACCATGATTTTGTCTATGACAGATTCATGGTCTTATTTGCCGCCTCGGGCAAAGCACATACTTTGGCTAAAATTGGCCTCAGCAGAGAACTCGTTTTTGGAACAGGTGGGAATGCCCATTGAGAATGGTGTATTGATTCACTGGTCTATGTGGCCTGATGATTTGGGGGATTACGCACAAGCGGTAGCAATGCGAATGTCGAGGCAACAGTTGGAATACCTCGAGCCAAAGAATGTGGCCATGGCTTCCGCCGTTCGTCAAGCGGAAATAGCAGAATCAACTGCACGTTTGCAGATCCAACTTGCGCAAGCTCTAATTCAATTGTCCCAGATGGGTGCGGAAACACAAGATTTGGCGAACCTTTTCTCAAAGAACCGATTCGACAAAGAATCAATGCAAACAGTTCTTTCTGCCGCCGAAGAGGAAATGAAAAGGCGCTCTCAAGCCTCCCCGCAGGAACAGCGCCAAAGGCAACGGCAGGAACTCCAACAGCAACTTCAACAACAACTCCAACAGCAACAGCAACAGCAGCAGGAAGAGCAAGCACAGCAGGAACAGCAAAACACAGAACTTCGAGCAGCGCCTATTGATGGCCCACACGGCCCATGCCAGTATTGTGGAATGGATAAGCCATACGTGTTAGGCGAAGACGATGAAGGCACTTACTACATCGAAAGTTGCGCAGAATGTCTGCCTACGTCTGGGCTACTTCAGGGAGAAATGCTTCTCGACCAAGAAGAATTGCTTGCTAATTTTGACCCAACGATGTCGCCGGATGAAATTGATGCGTTCGCTGAAATTAAAAGCGATGAAGACAATGATTCGTGGATCATGTTATCTGAAGGTGAATCAGAATTAACTCTTCAGCCTGATGGCGAAGCAGCCTTCAGGGAATTAGTCGAAAACGAACGAATTGGTGAGCAAGAATGAGACTTTCTGAAAGAAACATAATTCATCCGAACGTAGCATGGTTTATTCGATGTTCTTTGTGTGCTGAATGGTATTGTATGAGATGCGAGTGCCATGTCAGTGATGCGTGCAAATGTGAGGCGATTTGATGGTTAAATCGGGCGGAGAACGCTACTTGAATTGGGACGATTTTAACAGGGTCTGTATTGCCAGAGGTATGCCGCCTTCTATTTTCTCACAGCTTCGCCGGACTTACAGAACCTATTGCGAGGGTGGTTGCGATTTAACCACGCTAAAGTGGTTCTTTACGCGATGGGCTCCTTGGGTCGTAATCGTAAGTGTTCAAGCCGATGAAGACCTTGATTACATTAAGAAAAATGTACCTCCGCTGGTTTTCTATCCATCAAATCTTCTTTCGCAAGGATTCTGCTGCGAAAATCTTCCCTCAATTTTTTGGGCATACGGTGATCGTGGGCAGGGAAAATCGGTCGCTTCGTATGGTATTGCGGAACAATGGCTCAATGAAGCAAAGGAATGGAGTCTTAGCGAGGAATATGGTTCTCCGAGGGTATATGTCTACGGTGATGTCAATGGTTACGTCCCAAACGAGCCTGGATGGTTCCGTTGTCCCGATTGGTTCCAAACAGACCGTCACAAGGCCGAATTCCCTTTGCTTGAGGTATATGACGAAGTTCCACTACAACTTCGCTCTGGAGCCGTTTCTAAGGCATCTAAAGAATGGGCAGAAAAGTTAACGCGTTCGAGACATTACAATGTTTGGACGATTATGAACATGGTTCAAGCAAAAATGGCTTCGAAGCGAGGGCGGGAAATGGATGCTTTGACGCTGGACCGGTTTTCCGGCTTACGACAACTAAGGGAAAGAATCGAGGACATGCCTCTAAAGGCACTACGCCAAGCATACAGGAAAATAATTCCAGAGATGCGCAGAAACGACCCCGGATTGGCCCTGACACAACTTAACGAGGATCAGGGAGAGCCAGGGACTTGGCTTACATTTTATGAGACAAAAACAACCTCATGGTTTGAATGGAGAGAGGAACTCAAGAAAAAACGCTCTCTTGCTGCATCTGCAGCACCGTGGCCTCCAGATTGTGTCCTTCAACGTTTATTCCAATTATCACAACCAATCATGGATGAAATTGCAAAGAGGTTAGATGAAGATGATTTCGTTATGCTCTTTAATGACACTCTATCGATCATACCGACAGAAGATAACCTCGAAGAGGTGCGAGACCGTATTCATAGACAAATTCTTCGAGGTGCGAAGATGGAGTGGGCAGCGATTGGCGAAGTATTGCATGGGGTAGAGGCAAGAAACAAAGAAAAAATGGGCGGTGGCGGCCCTCTTCAGCGCTGGGGGCACCGAAACCCATTCAAGAACAGCCCTGAACAGATTCAAAATGCAGCAAAAATCCTTCTTGACGAGATGCCGATAACAAACCGGAAACCTTTCCTATGGATTTCAAAAGGTTAGGCGCCGTTTACCCGCAGTTACACACGAATCAATTCTGAAAAAAACACTTGAATCCTCTAAAACCAAATATCAGGAGACTATGATACCGACACATACGCACGCGAGTAGTCTTGTTTCATCATCAATTATAACTAAATTAACTGATAGAAAAAAGAAATCCATGATTTACATCAGCTTGAACAGAAAATCAGAATAAATGAGGTAGAATAATGAATACAAATACAGAATATTTGATGCCCGGTCCTCCGGTGCTGATCCGAAACAAAACAAATTTCCAAACATCAGCATTTTTCAAAAAAGGAATTTTAGTTTGTGTCTTTTCCAACTGCTTACTCTTCATCACGATCGTCTGGGCATTCTATTCTTCGACAGCTTCTTTGACAAATCTTGATGATTCATCTCCAGGTTTGCCCCTGCAGACAGATATAATCTTGGTTTTGTCAGTCATAGCAAACATAGTGTATACTCTATTCTTGGTTTATTTTGTAATCTCAGGCAAGTGGTATTATGATGAAACCGTGCATATTGATTCTGATCATCAAGCGGATTCAAAAGCAAAAAGAGCTTGAAGCAGATCGATGGCGAATCCACACGTTGTGAAAAAGCGGATTAACAATCCATATTCGAGGGCTTCGCTATTGATGCGAGAGAAGCCGCTAAAATTGAAACGGGAATATTCAACGTTCTATCAAGAACCATTGAATGAAGCCAAGAACAAATACCTTTCAAATGACTATGAAGATGGCCCAAATAAGGGCAAATCTAAGATGAATGGACGGAATAAAGACCTTTTAACGACAAGCAATCCAAAGACCCAGAAAGGTGAGAAAAAGGGATACAGGACACACATCATGCATTTGGCGCCTGCAAACCTTTCTGGAAACAACACTTGCCCGTCGGCGTCTCCTGGGTGTGAGAGCGCTTGCCTCAACACTTCGGGGCATGGGAATTCGCAAAAAGTCCAATCAGCCCGATGTTCTCGAACTGATTTTTTCTTTGGTGATCGTGATGGATTCATGAAAACGCTTCATAACGAAATAGTCAAGAGCATAGCGTCTGCTAAAAGAGCAGGATTAACTCCCGTGTTTAGACTAAATGGTACTTCCGATATACGGTGGGAAGACATAACTTACGAACAACCAGACGGCGGCATCGAGAACATATTCGATGCCTTCCCCGGCGTCCAATTCTATGACTATACAAAAATCCCAAGACGAGGTGCTAAACCCGAAGATAATTACTGGCTTACTTTTTCAAAGAGTGAAACCAACGACGCTTATGTTGCGGATGCAATGGATGAAGGTCAAAATGTTGCTGTAGTATTCGGTTTTACTCCAAAAGAAGTCAAGGAAGGGGAAGATGTGCTCCCGAAGACGTGGACTGGACCTGGCGGACGGACGTGGCCGGTTCTCGATGGGGATGAAGATGATTTGAGATTCAGAGATCCTGAGCGCCACATCGTTGGACTACCCATGCGCGGCAGAGCTTCAAAGGATACAAGTGGATTCGTCGTCTATCCAGGCGGCCTTCAAGATAGTGATTCCTTCGAACGACTTCTGAAGGCTGCTCAAAAGGACAAGGCATTGGTAGGTGATCGCACCATCGATGGTGAGAAATTCAAACCAGTCCAGACACGAGTTTCTAAGAGGGAGGCAGAAAGAACTGCAGAGAAATTGCGTGAAATAGGAATGAAGGCACGTGTCATAACACACGGCGCTCAGGTTCGAGGAAAGGACAAGACCCTTCACGCAGTCCTTGTCGGTGGAAAGACTGCTACAGCCTACGCAAGAAAGACTCGCACGTACCACCGTGTTTGGATTCCATCTCAAAGAAAGACCTGGAGGAAAATAAATGGGATTTATGGATGAAAACACCCTTGTATTGATTAAAAATTTGTACATTATCGTTGGTCTTTGGTTGGCCTTACGTTTCCTTCTCTACATCGTTAGGGAAAGGCCAAGGAATCCTTATGCAGCAATTGGAATAATTATCGTCGGTTATTCGGCAATGATCACTTATTCCTACGGAAGTGGTGGTGAAATCGGAGAACCCAAATTTTACCTTGACTGGCTGATTACAGTTCCATTGATTTTCTTAAGTTTGATTCTCGTTGATTATGACCGGCCAAAAAGGAACTCGAGTTTTCAAATTGGAATGATTGGAGCGGGAATTGCAGTTACCTTCATGATTGCGTTGCTTTTGGAAGGCCAAGGAATGCCTGGTTTCGAATTTACGGTCTTGACCGGTATATTTGGCATTGGAATGCTTACCGCATTGCTCTCGACCCCAGGTGAACGTGAGACGAGGACAGATCAGTCGCCAACTCCCGCTCTGCCCATTTTGGTCTTGCTCTTGGCTTATCCCTTACTTTACTTCAATTCCACGTCAGAACCGTGGACTGGTTTTGAAAGAGAATTCTTTGAGGGCTCATACCTCTATGACCTGGGGCTCAACTGGTTCGATCTAATCGGAATTTTGTTCTTGCTTTCCTTCATCTGCAAATTTTGGCTTGCTTGGTATCACGTCGTTTCTACCGACGAAGGTTTCACCTTGATTGGAGACCTTTCTGTTCAACAGGATGGAACATGGAACGACGGATCGGATGTCGCTACAACTCTGTTTCTCGGGGCCGGCGTCATTGCCTCGATAGTGAATTGGCTACGTCTTTACGCTGGCGACAATGCATCCCTGCTGTTGGCTGGTGCCGCCTTATTGATTGGCGCTATCGTAGTCCAGCGTATGAATGTCCGTTCTACAAAATAGGCGTTCTGCAAAGGGTTTCAATCAATGCATCTTGCACGCTGAATGCTCGCATTCACCGCACCTTCAGCATTGATTGAAACCCTTTGCCTCTCGAACCTTGTATTATCAAAGAGTAATCGGAACCTACTGAACGGCCAGAGTCCGATCGCTACCGGAATGAAAAGCCATGCGAGAGCTGTTGTTAAGAATCGTTCATCGTCTTGCCATTCAATAAACGGCCAGAGCAGTAAAGCAAGCGGGATTGCGAACCACGCTATGCATATATTTATCAAAATTTCAGTATTCCAATCTTTATTTTCCATCTTTCCCATCTCCCTTCGTGAAACCAAATAACGCAAAGGTTTCAATCTGGAATGTCTCATATCTTTGGATCTCTTTTCTTGAGATTATTTCGTCATATCCTTCATTAAGGAATTTTTCGACGTGTGCTTTGATTTCCGATGAAACCAACCCATCAGCGACCCGATAGAATTTCTTTCCATCAACGATAAATGAATTTCTCATACCCATTCCTCCTCGAATTCACACTGTCTGCGCTCGCCGGCAACGCCATTTAGCAACTCAATTCCAAGTTCTGAAATAACTTCAGTGACCTTGTTTTCAAGACAAGTCTGACAAAGAACCCCGTTATGATCGATTGTTATTGTGTTGACTATTCTCCTTGTTGCTTCAATCACATCTTCTTCTTCGACAGCTAATGCTTCCTCAAGCACTGCAATATCCAAAGAAATAACATACTCGTAGTCGGGGTGAACCGGATTCAAGCAATTATCAGCCGAGCACCTCTTTTTGAATGAAATTATACGTGGTGTGTTTGAGCAAATTATGCATTCTTCTGCGTCGCCTAACCTGATTGAATGCTTTCTGCACCCTGGGCAAAACAGTACTGTATTCATGCAATTTCCCCCAAGAATCGGTGAGGGAAAGCCCCAGAAGCAGCCCTTTGTTGATTGGTGGCTGATTTCTTGAGCGCCTTGGGGGCAAATGCCGTATTGCATGAAGCACAACATGTTGCAACAATGTTTGAACCATTGAGTATTGGATTGGGAAATCGGCCATTGCACTGCTTGCAGACTATATTCTTCGGAGCCTTTGGATATTTTGACTTCATCAAATTGTTTTTTTGCTGAAACCATGTTTGCTGTGCCCGTTGAAATTCTTCATGCATGATCTAATCCTCCATCTTAGAATTTTGTTGTTGTAGCTTGCCGGATTTCAACAACTTTTCAGCATCCGGCATATTCATGCCCGCAACAGATTTTCGTGTTAAACGCTTTTCATTGATTGCTGATTGTATACTGTGTCTCAACTTGACGTCAGGATTGTTTTTGAAATTCTCACGACGTTTGGCCATGTCCCTTCGAATCCTGTCCTTGTCCCCTGGCGCATAAGTCCGCAAAGCATTTTTTGCTCTCTTTTCTTTTCGATATTGGTCGTTGATCCAATAATATGCGGTGCCGTATGAAACGCTGAATGAATCGGCTATTCTCTGATAACTAAGTCCCAGAGAACGCATCCTTCGCATGTTGTGTATGTCGCTTTGACTTACTTTGTATCTCTTATCCTTCATTCTTCCACAATCCTGTATGTGCTAATTACGCTTTCCCATTCTGCAGTGGCGATAAAATCAGTCAAGCAAAAGGGGTCGCAGAAAGACCAGCGGTTCACGTACTTCGCATTGTTTACTGTTCTTGATTCAATCCTAAAGGGTTGGCGGTGAACCATAGACCCACAAGATTTGCATTCGTCAACCACTACAAATCACCCTTTGCTTTCCATTCTTCATTCTCGCTGTTCCATTCTCCGCGTTCGTGAATCTCTACTTCTTCCGGCCATACGCCGTGCAAATTTCTTTCTTTGAACATTAGGATTTCTTCGCCAGAGCCGTCCGGACGTACTCTGTGCGTGTAGAGCCCGAGAATCTTTGGGCGCTGTTGGTTGGTTAAAGACGAGGGGGCGGTGGATCTTGGGACTATGATGTCGCAAAGCATTGGCCTTGCCTCGTCAATATTCTTCCAATGCAAACCTCTTGAATCAGGAGTTGCAGAAATTAAAGCTCTCTTGAGTTCTTCGAGTTGTATTCTAAATTTAGGAAACCAGTCCGACCCAAAAAGAACCAAATTGCGATGAAAACGGGCTTTAGAAGTTACTCCGATTGGTGAATATGTAAATTCTATTTCGGGAATTTCATTTATGCTCAAAAATTCGAGAACGTCAGAAATCATTGTGTTTCTAAAGTGCATACCTGCAGATCCCTGCCCACACATGTAGAAGAATGACACTGTCTCCAGCAAACGGACTTTGACATGATCGTCCTCCGGCCAATTGAATAAACGAATCAAGTCAGCCTCAGAAGGGCGAACCTCCCAGGTCAGTTTAGAATCAATGTCATTCATTCCTCTTCCCCCAATCGACATGCATCCAATTCAAACGCACAAAGGCCGTTCTCTGGGACGTGAATGAGGAACCCGTAGTCAAGTGCCTCTTCAATGATTTCGCCGCCACAGCCCGTGCAGGTTGAAGTCATTTGAACCTCAAGGGCTAAAATTTGTTCTCCAAGCTTTGCTAAAACTTCTCTTTTCGGACTTCGAGGAAAATCAATTTCCCAATCAATCATCCAATGCGGGCTATTCATGTGAATTTCCACTTGCGAAATCAATGCACGGTGATTCTCAATAGTTTTTACATGATCCTCACGCAAGAATATTTCATTACCACAAACAAGGCACCTTTCTGCAGGATGGTGCCTCAAGACGTTACCACAATTCAAACATACCAAAGAGTCCATCAAGAGTCCTCCCTGAAGTGTTTCCAAGTTAACATGACGGCCATCAATTCTTCCATTCGTTCTTTTGCGATTTCATCCGACCATTTTGATTCAATCCAACTGGTCAAGTAGAAGAAATGCTGCTCTTGAACCTCTGCTTTTGAATATCGGGTTAATGGGTATTCCGTGGTTGCTGATTGAATTTGCTCGAAATAGAATCCTCTAACTTTTTTACCAAGTTCTTGATCATTAGGGCATTGTTTTACCAAATCAATTACTTGCTCATACCGATTATCACTCATTGTTCTCTCTCCTTTGTAAGATAAGCAGGGTTTCTTCGGCCACCTTGGCGACCCAGCGAGCACCGCCGCTAAGAAGCACAAATACATCGTATTCAGGATTGTCGAGCACATACAGAATTGATGGCCCAAAATTCATTTCACAGTATACCTGGCGTTGAACATTAGCCCAATCGCCGCCACCGGGCAAGTCGATGGGGATTCTAATTTTTACATACTCGCGTGTGATCGCCGAAAGCCCATCGCCTAAATCCACCACTCCGGAGCCATCAGTCTCGCCGTATTCAATCATTTTTCAACCACCACCAAGCAAATAACAACGTCGCCCAATAAGACGGTATGCGGTTCGAGAATATGAGAAAGCCGGTTTCTGTTGGCTTGAACGTAAGCAACCCTCTCTTCATCGCTCTGCAGCGCATAAAGCGCAAGGCTGGCCTCTTCGTGACAATACATTTCCACAATACCGCCATTCAGTTGTTCTGATTGATTGATTGTAAATTCCTCAACGTGCCGTACAACAGCTCCCTCCCAAAGGTAAACGTCTGGAACTCTTTCGATATATCCACCAACGGAAGCCTGTAGAACCGATAAACCCGGAGAAGGACCACCTTCTTTGATTTTTTCTGCATTACCTTCAGCGTCTATTTTCAACCATACAATTCTATTTCCTTCAACTTCTCTCATTCGTTCGCCTCCATTTTTTTGACTCTCTGGGCATGAAGCCTTTCAACTTGCTTCTTGACATTCAATGCTCCTTTCATGAACCTCTTGTTGGCTGTTGGATCAACAGGTGTCCCGTCTGGTAGCAAACCTGCCTGCATCGATATTGCTAAAACGTCAATGCCTTCTAATTCATTTAAAATCCAATAAAGTATTCTCGCCTCAACTTCAATGATCGAACCTGGCCTACTCATCTGCAAGCCCCCAAATATCGTTTCTAACGCGGTCGCCACCAACAGAAGTGTATTGCATGTGACCGACCTTCACAAAAATAGACCGCTTCGCCAAAACATTGCTGATTGCCCCCATACTTGTGCCGTTTCTGTCGGATTGATTGAAAGCATAGCAAAGTTCTGAAGTATTTGCTTGACCCTTGCTTAGCATGTCTACGAGGAATACTTCAAGGCGTTTTGTACCCATTCAAGCAACCCCGTATAGTAGTATGTCGCTGCTTACGACGGCCGATATTTCAGTAATCGATTCAAGCGGGTGTGGATCAAAGACGATTTCCCAGTTCCTTTTTGTTTTCAAACCCAAATATTCTCCCGCCTTGAAATCCCTCTCAACCGTTTCGCCAAGTTGCTTCTTTGAAATTAAGACAAATGTCCCAGACCAAAATTCATCACTCGGAGTTGTATTTTCCAAAAAAGAAAATTTTGCTCCAACGGCGAGATCTTCCACCGAAACCGAACTCATTCAACAGGCCCCCATTCAATGCCCGAAATCCAATCCTCAACGACCGGGACGTCCCAATTTATCGCGTCCGACCAATCAACATTGATTATCTCAATTCTTTTCATAGCATCCTTGCTAACCAAAGCCCGACTTCTGATGTGCTGGAAACTCATTGCCCCAACACCTCTTTCTTTCTTTGAGAAACAGCAGTTAAATCGCATTGTTCGCAAGTTTCGTAGTGAGTCCATTGGGAAGTGATGCCCAGGCACCACATACATGCCCATTCGGAAATAAATTTGAAACCCTTCGAGCGTAGTTCTTTTGCACAATCCGTTGGGCTGTTGAATCCCAACTTCTTCCACCAAGACATTCCTATCATCGTGTGTGGCCTGCAGTCCCCGCATTTGCAAGGGGATGTGTAATTCTCGTTCTTCGTTTGCGTTAAAATGCTCATAATTTCACCGTTACCTCCGAGCGAGCACTTGGATATAACCTCTTTGGGTATCTTTGACATCCTTTGATATTATCAGAAATACCCAACAGCTTGTTTAATTTTCTAATCGGCAACATTGATAAGCGCTCGCCTATGGTTGTTTTTCATGACCTCAAGCACCAACCCTAACGCAACACTAATCAGCGGACATCACCTTTCTTACGAGCAGATGGGCAAGATAAAAATCCCAGAGCGAACCAAAACTTACACACCGGTTTCGCATCAACAAGTTATTGACTTGGTGCGAGAAAGAGCAGAAAGACTACTTCCGAGTTCATTTGAATTAAAATCTGAAGCATTCGGTGTCTCTCCAAAGTTCGGAGACAATTTTGGAAGCCGAATGTTTGGAGTTTTGACCTTTGACGACAATTCCGCAGATATGGGCATGGCAATAGGAGTTAGAAATTCTTACGATCAGTCCCTAAGTGTTGGCGTCGCATTTGGCTCAAAGGTTTTTGTGTGCGACAATTTGATGTTTGTGGGGGACGTTATAGTGGCGCGTAAGCATACCGGCGACGTTCTAACCCACCTGGAGAAGAAAATAAACAAAGCCATGATTCACGCTCCTAAGAACCATGAACAAATCCTCTTGGATTCGGACTTAATGAAAGATATTCCTTTGGATAACTCCGAAGCCATGATGTTGCTTGGCTTGGCCTATGGAAAATCAGTTCTAAAGCCTCGACAGCTACTCGGTGCGAAAAATGCTTGGGTGAAACCACCACAAGAGGACTTTGAGGATAGAAACCTTTGGTCGCTGTATAACGCCTTCACAGAATCTCTGAAGACCTCCCCAGCGGATGACGTAATGGAGGCGCACATCGGCGCACATGAACTCTTGATAGGTGAAGGATTAGACAAATTGAGAATCTTACACGATCAAGACTACAAGAGGAAAACCGTTTCAGGTGTCGTCCTATGATGTGGGTTTCTTACGGGTACGATGGAGCGATTGCTGGAAATTTTTTCGTCTTACATGCCGGTAGGCCGAAACCCAAGCAATTAGGCATCGAAGCCATATCCGATTATTCCGAGGATGATCAATGCTACGAAGGAACCTTAGAGAACGGAACAATAACTGTTTGTTCGATAGAATACTTCATTGGTTCGATTCCGATTCGTGAAAACGCCTTTCACTTGATAGATCATATCCCTCGGGCAATTTCCTTTCCTAAAGAAAACTCAGAACCCGAATGCTCCTGGTGCGGAGCCTTAAGTTGCATCACTGGTTGCAGAAAGGGTTGAAAATGGATTGGGATATATGGGATTGCATCGGCGCTACAGAACGCCTTGAAATGGTTTTTAATGCAGAATCGGGCGACGTTAGTACAACTTCAACTTGGATATTGAAAGAAATGCTGGGAGAGAATCCTCGTAAATGCGAGTGCTGTATGGAAGAAACCCCGTCAATTCTGACCTATGAAGGCAGCGAATACAACCCGAATGCCTACGTCAAGACCGATTGTAACGTAGAGTCCCTAACTCTTGAGTCGCTTCAAGCCCAATGGTATGTTTGTGCAGAATGTATCGAGGCTCAAAAGACCAAGGCATCATTAGGAAACGACTGGGTTCTTTTCCGAATCGAACTACTGATTAAAGAATATGAGAGGTTCACAGGAATGCCGACGATCATGTATGATGACATCTTAGACAGCTTAGAAAGCGGCATCCAAAAATTAGCAAAGGAAATTAAGCAGTCGCACGTGGATTCTATGCCCAACTCTGTAAATTGGATTAGGAAGATGATAAAATGTTAGACCCACAAGCGATGATTGAAAAATTAGTTCTGAAGAATATGAGTCGTATGTCTGCTTTACTAAATAGTGATGCGACTAAGCGCTGGTATTGGGCAACTCTACAAGCAGAAGGTATGTTTACGATAACTGAAACAATAACTGAACTGCAGTCTATTCAGGAAATTCTTGACGTTCATCCGGACTGGAACCGCGAAGGTCAGGAAGGCAATTTTTCCGCATTGGGTATGTACATGACCCAACTTGACCGAGTCTGGTATGATCACAAATCAAAGTGGAATAACTGGAGCAATAGGCAATTAACAATCATGAAAGAAGGCGGACCAATATTCGGGCCTCCTCCTTCTGTCGAAGAAGCAGAAGAAGCCTTCTTTGATACAATCTCTTACTCAGGTGCTCATGCCGATGAAAATTCGCCACCAATTGATGAGGACAAAAGTTGAGGAAAAAACCGTGCTCATGAAAGTGTGCATATAGGCGCTTTGGGGCAACAATCCACTTAAGGGGGGCGGCATTGAAAAAAGTCATGGCCGAGCGGGACACCCGATACGGAACTCGCCAAGAGCCCCCATTCATCGACAATCTATTTTGGCTTTTCATTGTGTTTTCAGTTTCAATTGGACTTTTATGGTTCCTCATCAACAACACTGATGAGCCTGGAAAGTGGGGCGCACTTGTGTTTATGGTTGTAGCGGTGGCGATCCAATTCATCGTATTGATTGAGGCATCTCTTAATTCACTGGCGACGGGACGTTACTTGTGGACCGCTCTCATCTTTGCAACGGGCTCTCTCGGGGCTTGGATTTACCTTTTCTTCTTTTCTGATTACAGTTCTAGAACCGTGGCCGTCGAGCCGAACAACCGCAGAGATCCGAGCGCTCGCTCTATGACTATTCTGTTCCTCGCGTTCGGCGCATTCGTGCTGCTTACTGTGTTCTATGATATGTATAGATAAGAGAAATAAATGGAGATGAAAAATATGGGAAATTGCGGAAAACCAAAAGGACAATGCACATGCGGCCAAAAGGCCTACAACCGGAACAACAACAACAACCGAAGCAATATGAAGATGGGGCCAATTGTACCTTCTTCATCTTCGGGGAGGATCAATCTTGCAATTAACAATCCTCGAAGATTCGAGGGAGAAACCTTTCACGCTGAAGCAATGAATGGCGCTCGAACTATTCGTTGGAACAACAAAGCCGCCGCCGAACGCCGAGCATCACAAATTCGCCAACGTGGTTTCACAGCACGGGTTGTGAACAATACCGTCTACGTAGGACCATTGCAGAAGCGATACCAGGGCAGACGCCTAAAACCAAGAGCTACATACGACTGGTCTGGCACTGCAGGAATGTCTCAACGAGATTTGAAATTAGACTACTGAGGCCAAATTATGTCCGGTCTAACAAGTTCTCCGGTATGCGTCAACAGTTTTAGCAACTTACTCGGCCTCTGCTCCATTAGCAAAGAACTATTTTTTGCTGAAGCATTCTTGATCATTGGACTATTTGTAATGATTCGGAGCCAAAAGCAGGGATTCGGCAATTATTTCTTGAGCCAGCGTGGTTATTCGCTGACCTTCGGGGCTGTGGCTTTTGTGATCGCAGTAAATAATCTGATTTTCGATTATGATTCATTTTTCTTAACAAACGAATTAACTTACAATGCAGAATTAGGTGATAACGGTATTGAATACTTCATGTTTTTCTTTTTGCTTACTTTCGGCAGACTCATTCCGCGCCTTTTGTTTGGCGCCATGCCTCCCGCCGATTATGGCCCAGCCCTAACCAATGTGATTCTGTGGTCGAGTTTCTTGATCGTTGCTTATTGCTGGACTATTTTGTTTTCGATTATCACTATGGGCGAGTTTGTGCCGGGTGATTGGATAATGACCTACTATTCGACTATTGATTGGATTTCCCTCTTCATCTGGATTCCGCTCGCCCTTACATTCATTCTTCCCAACAGATACACTTAGGATTTGAGGTCTACGTCTCCAACCAATATCTCCGCACCCACCGCAAATCGTTCGAGGGGGTGAATAACGTGGAGTTTCTGAATAAGCAGCACCACACGTGCGGCACCACCAAAGGACTGCAGGGCGAGGCCCGTTTGCGCCCAAATTAAGACCCCAAATTACCCTTCGTAATTAGCGCCATATACTGCTCGTAATCCGCTTTGTTTGTGGCGCCAGAGTTTGTGGCGCCAGAGTCAAGAAGGTCTGAAAGCAAGCGTCTTTCCTTAGATGGCCGGTATATCTCTTCGGGGTCAGGTGAAAGCGGAATTTCCCCCACGTTTCCGGCAATTATTCCTATTTTGCCGGTTTTGATACGGAATCCTCGGGGATCATTGCCTGGACCGTATTCTTTGTCTGCCGCTTGTTGGAATCCATCCTTATCGGCTTTCAGGAACTTGAGCCTTTCACCGATCTGCATACCGGAAAGAGGTTCAATCAATTCAGCATTAGGGAATTTTTTCTTAAGTTCCGGAATCAAGACATTTGTATACGATTTTCCAGCCAAAAGATATATTTTTTTTATTTCATTTTTCGCTTCGAACCGCTTTTTTGTTATTGCTTTGTTATCTCTCTTGATAATTGATACCTGTGCTGGTTTAGGCTTTGTAATGTTTGAAACCACTCGCTGAGCCCAACTTTTCTTTTCCTTTGGATTCAAAGAAGTGATTTTTTTGTCATAATTCTCAATAAGCATCTCAGGTCCGCTAATTGGTTTAGCAAGTTCGGGGTGTTCAGCAGATAGTATTCCATATTCAATCCACCTATTATCTGCCCAAGCTTGCGAGAACTCAAAGAGAGGTGAACAATACAATTCTTTGGCCTTCATTTTATTGTTTACGCCACGTTCATCCATCCCAAGCCACTGTTTCTTGCTCGAGCAACCAATTAGGGCGATTGATTTACCGCTAATTTTGATACCCCCACCATCTGAATCAGCATAGTATTGTATGCCTTGTGAATTGAGTCGCGAGGTCTTTATTTGCTGGATGATACTTTTTCTATTTGTTGAATTGTTATTGATATAACGGCTTGTGATCGGATTGAAAATAAATCGCTGACCCAATGAGGATTTTTTCAGTATGTCTGCAAGAAGATAGTCATCACTTGCATCTCCGTATTTCCAAGCCATTCTCATTCCCGCCATTTATTTTTGTATTCTGGCGCATCAAACGCAAGCGCCCTTGTGCCCGGTCGCGCTCGATAGAATACATGCCAGCCATTCTTAACCGGCACAACTCGGGCCTTGTAGCCGCGTTCTCTAAGTTTGCCAGCAATTATTTGTTGGCTAATCTTTGATTTAGGCGTTATTTCTAATTTCCTAAAATCTTGGCCATCAATTCTGCGATTGTAATTCCTGTTTGCAATTTTTCTGTGGAAAATGCGCTGCTGTATTGTCCCATCAGCCAGTTCATTTGGTTGCGTCGTATCGAGGCCAGGGAAGGCAAAATACGGGACTTCAGTACCGTCTCTCGCCTTGTATACCACACTCCGCATCCTTGAATCGTAATGATCCTTGATATATTGCTCGCCATCCTTTTCAAAGTACAGGGGATGAGACCTCCATATCATACTCATGTTGTCGCCGCTTACTGGTATGACTTCATCTTCAAGTAGCGCTCCGGCAGGCAAATTTCGCTCGAATTCTTCGACATTAGCCGCAAGCCAAGCGCCCCAGTTTGGGTCCGAACCATCATCTTCAATATGGGCTAATATCCGAGACTCTATTGGTGCATTTTCGGCGTTTTGATGAGTCAAAACGTGCAAATAGGTTTCCGGCAGGTCAAACAATTGTTGCCCCCTATCGGTCGCAGTAACAGGACGGGGGCGGATTTCATCGCCCCTGAAATAGCCACCGGACTCAAAAACACCCGGCTCGCCTAAGGTCAAGTCCAGTTCAGAACCAATATTTACGCCTCTTAGCGGAAAATTTCTGAGGAATTCTTCGTAGTTGGCTCCGTATTCATCATAAGGATTTACAGAGAATCTTCCCGTTGAGTCATACATTGGATCAGTGATGAAAGTACCATCTTGATCGTAAAAGCCAATTTGCTCTCCCGATGGATTTAGCAATTGCATAAATTCATCATCCATAATTCCTCTTTCCCTCCCCATTGTTCGCCTTAGGATTCGGAAGTCATAGGGTCGTGGCTGTCGATTGTAAATTCTCACACGATTGTTCAAGCTCCCTTCTCCGAAAATGTTTGATTGTGTTGGAATGCCGTCTCTTGCTACCAAGTTTGGCTTATCTGGGGCCAAATAAGTTCCATCGTTGAGCAACCACTTTCTCATTTTGTTGCCGAATTGTGGGTTTGTAGGATCGCTTTTGTAAATCTCGCTCAACAAATATGCGGCCTTCTCTGGGTCATTGGTTTTTGGATGAACATAAAGCCCGAACCTCTTGGTGCCCCTGGCCTTGTCATCATCAACCTTGGTAATCCTCGCCAGAAAACCAACTCTCCTTAGATTTTTGGCGTATTCCTCCAATGTTTCACGGGTGTAGCCTATTGCTGCAAGAGGAAAGAACCTGTATTCATCCCCTACTTTGTAGCGTTTCTCACTATTACGTTCTCCCCCCGCATCAATATTATAATCGGGGTCGAGTTGATCCCAGCGATAAAAAAACGATGTCCCGTTCCTGCTTGGTGCTTGAACCGAAAATCCATTTTCACCCTTTGTGCCATTCCATTGGTTAATCTCCGGCGCATCCTTGTCTAAAACTTCTTGATAAGCTGCGTTGATTATTCGGTTTTTTTGCTCCATACTCAGCCTTTTAGGGCGTTTGACTCTTTGCATTTCTAATTCATCGTAAAAATCCTTTATGTTACGGATTATCGCCTTCTCAATTCTCTGATTGTTTTGATAAGCCTCAATGATGTCATCCTTGCGCATAAAAGAAGAATCTTCGTTGCGAATCAATTTTCCATCTTCGTCCGCCGCTACGTAAACTTTACCTTCGGCATCCCTGTTAGTCATGATTCCCAACTCCCGCCGTTTTTCAATCATGGATTTAACCTGGTCCTGATTCAATCCTTTGGCCCATTCTGGAGAATATTCGCCACTACTTACCATTCTGTCAAGTAAACCCTGAAGTTCGGCAACTCCTAATATCGGAGTTTTTGGTAGTAGCACCATCAAAGGCGCCTCCTGAAGTAATCACGGTGTAGTGATTTTGAAGAGTTTAGCGAGCGGGGAGATTTAGTTTTTTGAAGTTCGTCTACAAAACCATCGGGGACAGTTCCAAATCGATAGCCTCCGGAACGACTCTGCGCCACACCAAACGTTTCGAGGATTTGTCTATTCTCGTCATTATATCGAGAATCAAAGGGCTGGTAATGAGTTCTTGGGGCGGCAAGGTTCACCCACCCCCCAGCAACAGGAACGGTTCGCATCAACCATCCTCTTGAACGGCCTATGTCGGCAATCTTTCTTGCAGAAGATTTGTTATTCCATATCACCAAGCCGTCTCCGGCTATCCGTGAAGCAAAAGTGACCGACTTACCATCAGCATTTTTGTAGGTTCGCTTGAATTGGGGCATCTTCTTCGAAAATTTCAAATCGCCACCTTTGCCTGTACCTTGAATTGGGTCGCCCAAAGAGGTGCGATCGTCTGTTAGTGGAGGGCTGTTTTTATCCCAACCAATCATATTTCCTTGCTTTCTCGTCCAAGTGTCTGAGTATGGTTCGAATAGGAAGCCTGGTATTTTGTATCCATCTGGTGTTTTGGAACGCCTTGACGTAGTTATGAATTCGGGATTTTGCCCCGTAGATGAAATTAAGTTTCTTCCTCTTGCAACGGGGAAGTTCGTATCGGGGTTTGCAATATCGACAGCTTCACCAAGTTCGACGTCGATTTCAAATGGCACAGAGGAGGGAATACCCCGTTTTACAAAGAGGCCCGATGGAATAGCGAAATAGGAGTCATTCTTCGCCCATGCCTCAATTATGCCTTCCATTTCTTCATTAAAGCCCCACGTGAAATTTCCAAATTTCGGAGGTGAACCTTCAATGATGAAAGGGGGCTTTGTTTCTGAAAACAATGATATGTCGTTAGATTTGGCCTTAGCGCCTCCTTTTGCTTCGTACTTAAATCTGAAATCATCTTCGTCTATCTCAATTTGTGGATTAAAGTGCAGTTTGACTAGTTCGTCCTTTGCCACCTTTATGTCTTCCCAACGGAAACTATCACGTGACTCACCGAATGTTCTAAGTTTGTATGCGTTAGAAGCAGTTGGTTTTGTGACTTCAAAGGCAAGACGGTATGGTGAGCGCCCCCTTTCTATTGAATTGAATGCGCTTTGGAAGTCAATTCTGGTCCCTCCACCCGTTCTCACACCAGCAGCAGAGTTCCTGGGCCAACCGAACGCTTCGAAGGGACGATCACGACTGGTCGAATTCTTAACGAAGCCAAATACGGACTTTATGCCGAGATAATCCCGGAATGCAGTTTGAAATTGTTTCATTTCCTTTGTGGCCTCTTTGGAATCCGACCATACGATCTCGTCGTTTTGCATGCCGTCAATGGAACGGGCGGCTTTATTCATGGCCTGCTTGTTTTGGGTGGGGCGTCGGATTGACTCATATTCTTCCCAGACAGCGTCCTCCATTTCAGGAACATCATTCAACCCACTCGCATATTCTTTCATTCTTTCGCGTTTCAGATACTCTTGTGTTTCCCGATCATCTCGGATTAAACGCTCCCTTAAGGTCTCTTTTTTTCGGTTAGTTTCAATGCGGGAGCGCTTGACAGAGTCTTGAAGTTCTTTGCCTGTCATGGCTTTCATTTCTTTTGCCCCCCAATGTATACGGACCATGAACCGGACTTAGGAATCAATCTCGCGTTTCTGTTGAATCGGCGTCGAATAAAATGGGCTACTTGACCCGCATAGTGCCTGTTGCCGTTTTTGTAGCCCTCGACAAAGCGCTGACCTGCAATTTTTCTGGTGCGGGCATACGCCTTTGGATCTAATTCGGGACGTGCCCGAAGAAATGATGCCTCAATCGGAGCGCCCCTTTCAGATTTGGTTCTAAATTTGTATTCGACAACGGAATTCAGAGGTGGAGGGTTCTCGGTGTCGTAATCACTCAAGCCTGAACCAAGTTTCCAACGCTTCTTTGTTCCGTCCTTGAGTTTAGTTTGCATAAGCAGCGAACCAACCTTGCCTTCTCTTTTGCCCAGGCCTTCTTCGTATCCTACCACAAGCCCCTCTTCGGTGAAAGCAGGTTTGACTTTGAGGATTGTTTGCACTCGGCCAGTCTCAAAAATAGAGTCGTCCTGTCGCATCATGAAGCCTTCAGCGTTTCTCGAAACAACTTGGTATAGGGCATCATCAAGTTGATCCAAGTCTTTGACCTTGAATTGGGGTGCGAAAAAAACAGGTTCTGAAGTTGTCATATCCACGACAGAACCGTCTTCTTTGATTTCAAAAACGACCTTTTTCGGGACAGAAGATTTCACGCCATCGTGGGAAAAGTTCAGATCGTAAAGGTTGTCATTGAAGTGGCGATAAAGCGATTCAAAACCGGATTCTTTGGTATTGAGGTTGGGGGAGTCAAAAATGATGAATGACAATTGATTCCAAGCCTCTTCTTTGGCTTCTTCAGAAGCCCAATTTTTCCTTGCGAGAACCCTGCTGGCATCACTCAAGCGACCTCTTCCTACGTATAATTCGCCATCAAATGAAACCTTTTGATTGGGTGCTTTAGCCATCTTTTTCTCAAACCACTCCATCCGCTTGACCCAGGATTTAGGTGCATTCAGCGGATCGCCGTTTTTTTTCCGGAAATCTTTGATTTTGGGGTCCCAAAGCGCCCTCCAACCATCGAACTTCTCCGAAACCAAGAAATCATCAGCCTTGAGCTTACCCTTTTCAAAACGTCTTTTTTTGGCTGCATTCAAACGCCCCGCCTTCATAATTGGGAAGTCGGATTTGTCTTTGTATCGATCACCCTTAGATGCGGAGCGCTTCGAATCAAACTTTGAACCCTCGTCAACGTAGCCCTTGCCCCGCTTCTCTTTCTCTTTCTTTTGGAAAAAATTCTTTGCAGCTTCCGCAGTATCAAAGGTACGTGTTTGATACTGAAGCGTTTTACCTCGTCGGCCATAGGAGATTTGAACTTCCTTGCCTTTTTGGTTTATGATGTAGACCTTATCGGACTTAGCATCCTTGTAAGCGAGTTCAGCATCCATATTTTCATCTCCTTTTTTTGATTCCACGCTTGAAAAGATTCTTTTTTACGACGTAGGGGTTCATCCGCTTGAAAGCGGTTTTGTCAGCATCGCTACCATGGCGTTTGATCGATTTGACGTGCTTCTTGTTAATTATTGGCGCAGGCTTCTCGACATAAACAGAATAGTGTGTCTTCTTTAGATCTTGATAAGGGACAACTCGAACCTTACCTCGATTATATCTTCTCAACTCAGCCGCTAATCCCTCTGCGTTGCGCTTGTTTTTCACGTCGGCCATCAAATAGCCCCGCCATCTTTTGTCAAAGGTGCGCACACCTTTGCCTTTTGATGCATTGAAATTCCATCGGTTTCTGCTCATCGCATCCCTTGAGGCCGTTATGCCCCTCGCCATAGGCCTGGATGCTTTGTTACGATTAGCTTCCCTTGTGATTAAAGTAGCCAAAGTTTTGCGATCTCTATCGGTATTTACCACGCCGTCTCGTGAGGTTTTGGCCCAACTATCCAGCGCCCCGGCAACAACCCGACGATCCTTACCGCCCCTGGATAATTCGGCAATTAGAGAAACTCTTGAAACGCCATCAGTGACGTCGATTGGACCCATTTTTCGTAACTGAGAGACAATCTTCTCGTTCTTAGACATATCCAACCCAATTTTCTCAAGGCGCTCCTTCTTTTGAAACAATCCCTTTCGTAGCGCCAATGCGCACGCTTTCAATCCTCTTTTCTGCACATCGTATAGGTTCTGAAACGAGTCCTGAATGAGAAAGTATCGTGAATGATTTTTGTCGGCTTAGCTTGCAAGCCGCAGATTGAACACTTATCTATTCCATCCTTGCCTTTCTGCCACGATTCTCCATACTCATCAAATGTGTGAATCAATTTGTCTCGTGCAACGACGAAAAACACTGTCATGGAATCGCTAAACACACACAGTATACAAAATCTGTGCATATCAAGTAAATGAAACCCGAACCTTTCAAATGAAATCAGGGAATCCGGAGAGTTATGAGCGCAGACGGCAGACGCCAAAGGTCAAAATATCCAAAATCCCATGCAAAAATCATGGATGCGATAGAATACACAACGATTCGAGACCGCAATGATCCAAATGCATTGACAATCAAAGAAAGAATTGCTGAATCCGATAGGTACGGAATGACTCGCAACGAAATTTCTAACCACCTGGGCATGCTCAAAAAAGAAGGACGAATCAAGGCCACAAAGGATAAGAGGCCCACTTACAGTATTGTCCCTGGGCGCAGATACTCACGAACCTTCGCCCAACCAGTACCAATTTCGCCGACTCTGAATTTAGTTGGGGTCGGAATGGATCGCAACGGAAATAAGATTGCACAATTCAAACCAACCGACTCGCGTATGGGCAGAGGCTTTTCAATCCAAACAAACGGCAACCTTCCAATGCTACACAACATACCGCAGGCTGCTCGCTCCATTGGAATGGATTTTGAGACCGGGCGAAGAATACGCAATCAAATACGTAGGCACATTGGTATGTATGGGACAGATAGACAAAATCAATTGATTGGCCAGACAGGTGACAGGGCCATTGAACGGGGACGTCGGCGGGTTGCACGGCAGAATTTCATTCCGGGTCGAATTTTCGAGCAACGGGATGTTTGAAATGAAGTTCCCGGTTTGGGGCCGCAGAGGACCGGGTCTGACTGACCAGATGATAATTGATCCATGGTCAGTAGTTCATTTTATTTCGGGCACAGTTCTTTGGTTCATCGGCTTCGACTTTTACCAATCAATAGTCATCTTGATCATATTCGAGATTTGGGAAAACAGTAGATTCGGCATCGCCTTCTTCAACCAACTGCCCAACAGGCTGTATGCATTGGTTCCGGCGGGCAAACGAAACAAAATCGAGTTCATCGAAGCGCAGAAAGATTACGTCGGCGACTCATGGGGGAACCTAATTTTCGACATCATCTTCGGACTTAGCGGGTGGCTAATTGCCAGCACCTACTTTTGATATTCAAGGCCATTTTTTGCGATGGTCTGCATGAGATGAATGGTGTAAATCGCAGAACCGATGAATACGCTGATGCTGGACTCCAGACGGACTCCATTGACGTAAATCAATGCAGCACCCAGGAAAGCGAGGATGTCTGTTAATGGATTCGCGAGGTATGATCTGTTGCTGCCGATTGTATCCATTTCTGAAAGCAAGAAATACAGGAAACCAAAAATCGTACCAAAAATAGTGATGGACTGGACTGTGCCCATCGAATCAAACTCACCGATCTCATCGGTAAGCATAGAGAATGCAAACGATATTGCAAAGACAGGCAAAAGGACTACCGCAATAAGTCCCAACGGGCTAAATTTCACTCTGTATCCCATTTTCCCACCTCATTCAATTGCGTCATCGAAACCATCCTCGTTCTTATCTGATGCCCATTCGGGCAGACGTTGGCCACTGAACCATGCAGGGTTGTTGTAAGTGCGGTTGTAATCTCTTTCACCTTGATCATGCAGGAACGATTCACGAATCTCATACAATCTTTTCCTTACAACCGAAAGGTCGATGGGCAAAACGCCAAGCTTCAACTCATCATCGACTGCACTCGCACTTGCGGCGAGGTACTCATCTCCATGAGTTCTGTCATCCATTGCCTCTTCGAGCATATCAAAAATCTCTTGGCGCTTGGTTTTTTTGTTTCCAAGGCGCATTTCTTTGCGAATCTTGTTTCTATCATAAGGCTCCTTTTTTCTGTTGTAGGTGTTTATATCCCCGGTTCTGTCAATGCCTATCACATTAACAAATTCTCCAGTTTCCGAATTAACAAATCCCTTTGGCGTTGTTGCTCCGATATTACTGCCGATTAACGTGCCTAATTCTTCATAATTCATTGGGTCATCGTCAATATAATATTGCACAAGGTCTGCGAGAGATTCCATGAATACTCTCATTTCCAATTCCCCACCTACTACCATCCTTCGGGTATTTGCATCGTCATCATCCCAAGTCCACTCAGGTAAAAATTGTCTGGCCGTTTCGAAAAATTGCCGATCGCCGTATTTTTCATTCAGTGCGTTCATAATCGCTGCAGCACGTTGTAATTTGTAGGCATGCGGAGGCATTTGCTGCAAAAGTTCGGGCAGTTGCGCCCCATCTTGCCTGTAATCGTAGTTTAGGTCTTCAGCATATACAGGGTAAACCCAACCAAGAGCGGGGTTGTCTGGGTCATCGTCGAGGACTTGCCGGAGTTGGTCGGCCGGAACACCCAAACCCCCGGTCATAACCATTGGCTTGGGCGCTCCAACATGAAATATGGTGCTGTCATACCTTAGGCCATGCCTTTGGTTGATTTGAGGTTGAACTCCAAGGCTTCTACCCTGGCTTTCGAGTTGATTGTGTCTCTGCAGGTGGTAAATATCGCGATTAGGTGGAATCATCGTTGGATCGAATCGATTGTACCTTCTTCCGCCCCGATAATACAGCGAATACCCATCCTTTACAGGAATGACGCGGGCTAAGTGGCCCGTCTGCCTCAGGCGTTCGGCCATGGCTCTCGCTGTGTCTTTGAGTTGAATGTTGGTCGCTACACGAGCGAAAGCCTTTCCATCAATCCTTCTTTTGGGTGTCTTGGCGAATGATTCTTTAGAATGATTGTAACGCCTTGATGATGATCGGCAACTCGCACAGCTACAATTTCTTTTTCCACATGACATTAAAATTTCCTCCTCATTGTTCGATTACCCATAGTACAAAAACCGATATGAACGATAAGAATAGGATGAACGGAAAAGCGGCAAGGATTGAACCAATCGCCGAAATAACCCTATCATCCCATTCTTGTATTCCATCCAAAGAATCACCTCTTGTTCAAGTAAAGCCCATGGCCTTGTGTGTTAGGAATGACTCGGGCATAGTAGCCCCTATTTCGCAGAAGGTGGGCTAATTTGGAAACATCAGTATTTTTTCCGGTTCCGACGTAGTTGTATTTCCTCGTTCCGCTTCTTGTACGAATGTTTCGGAATCTACTCGAGCCCTTACGAGGGTGCAATTCCGGCCGCATGGCTTTCATTAGGTTTTTTTGCAGTCGGAGAGCCGTCGACTTGTTGCCGTATTCATTGCGTAATTCATGCACGCCCTTACGCCAAAACTTCCCTTGTGAAGCAGCAAATGCTTCTCTGAAGGAAGCACCTTGCGCCAGGGCTTCTTTGATTAGAGCGGATTGAACGGCATTTGCAGCATACCTGTCTGCGACTGATCCTCTTTTCCCAGCGCGACGGCGGTTCTCGTCAAGAACCTCGTTAATCAATAGGTCGACGTTTGGACTCATCGCCATCGCTCGACGCCGTCTTTTGCCTTTCAATGGAATCGCTTGGTCACCATTCCATTCACTCTCTATGTTAGTAAACTCGATATTATCCAAGGCCATATTGTAATATTCCTCGAACTTATTTCTTCCGGCCTCGGTGTATCCTGTTACGTCCATGTCGTCGGTGAACTGAGGGTGATTCGAATCGATAATTTCGCCATCATCGTCCATTACGAACAAATCAGTTTTCTTCCATCCAGAATCTAAAAGAGCTTGTTCAGCAATATCAATCGCTTGATCAACTGTCGTGTCTGAGAAGGGTGCATCACCAGTTATCATATCATTAACACGACGTTTATATTGTTCCCGATCGTTTAATTCTTCAATTATCAATTTCGCATCCTCGGCCGTACTATAATCTATGTCCGCTTTGAGGATTTCAACTTCTTCATCGAATTTTGCCCAGTCTTCCCGCTTGCGCTTGCGACCTGAGACGATGCCGAGGATTGCATCGGCCATTTCAGAATCATTCATTTTATCAACTCCGTTTCTTGATAATAGCACGTCCATCTCTTCTTTGCTTAACATATCGGGGCCGTCATCATAGAGATAGCGATCCAGAATGGCACTTGAACGTTCGGATTCGGGGTCGGTCATTCCAGCCATGTCGTCAGCACTTTGCCCTGAAGAATTCCAGCGTTCCCATGCGTCTTCTTCTCTCATGTAAGTTCGCCCTGGGTTCAAAACATCTCTTAAATCAGAACGAGAGTAACGTTCAACCCCGGACATGGTATTGATAACAAGATTATCACCATCCCAATCCCAGTCAATTACATTTCCAAAATCGTCTGATTGTTTAACAAATCTTTCAATTTTGTTCATATCGTTCCATCCAAGCAAAAGTCGCCAATCAACCATGTCTTCTAAATCGCTTAGTCGCCCATCCATTCCATCTTCTACTTTTTTCCAGCGGAAATTATCCAAGCCTGAAGCGTATGGTTCCATTAGCATATCGAGGTTTACTTCAATCGCAACGTCGGGCATTTCCCGCATTTCATCAAGGTTTTTTGGCCCATTTGGATCAGAAACCTCGTAAATCCAATAATTTTCCTCTGGTTTTGATTCCTCTTCATTCAAGGTGTAATTCAGATTATTGTCCGTATTCAAAAGTTGATCGGGCGCAGTACGCTGACCCTCTTCGGCCCACATCTCTTGCCTTAGCGCTCGCTCGATTAAGTCCTGTTGTTCCTTAGTCAGCGTTCTAATGAATGCTGTTGGTTTGATTTTATCCATTCATCTTCCTCCCCAAATAAACACGGTAGCCATTCGCAGAAGGAATTACTCTCGCATTTAGGTTTCGGGCGTTTCGAGCCCAACCTGCAATTGCACGGGCATTTTCCCTTGAAAAAGTGGATTGTGTGCCAACAAATTTAGAAGCATTTAGGTTTCGGAAGTAAGTCCTTTTTATGTCGGAATTATGTCGTGGGAAACCACGGCCTCGGAAACGAAATGCACCGCCAGCGCCACCGCCCAATGGTAAAGCCGTTTGAGATCCTCCCATTCCTGATGATGGTGGAGAACCCCAGCGCCCTCGAGCAGTTTTTACTGGAGCAGCACCTGAAGATTTCATTAGATCCGCACTGGGCTTGGGTGCGATCTTGCCTGCCCAATTGGGCGCTTCAGGGCTAAGACCGGAACCCGATTTCCAATAAGGCACATAGCCAGGTCCGAATGAAACAGGCAAAGCCCTAATTCCAATCAATGATTCACGTGTAAATTCTTGAGAATTGTAGCCGGTGGGCTGCCCCAGTGCTGATGCCTTCTCGGGAGTAAATTCAATCTTTAATTTCGGACCGCTTGGTGTAAGTTCATAAGACCAATTAACAATGTCTGCACGATCCATTGTGTATCCCAAACCCGAATCCACATAAGCTTGCATGAATTCCAATTCTATTTTGTATCGGATTGTATCAACGCTCGCATCAGGTGTTTCCCTTGCTAAATTTTCATTATTTCTGGATACAGTATCGGCATCGCGCTTTATCTTGGCCGCCTCGGCGTCCTTGCGCTGCTTCTCTCTTTCATCAGCAAGGGCTTTCTGTCTTTTGTCAAATTCTTCTTGCTTATCCAAAGTTTTCCCTTGGGCTGCCTCGGCACGTAGGTAGTCATCAAGTGATATTTTCCCCTTTTTTCTGGCATTCCCAAGTCCTGCTTCAAGTGCGGCAATTTCCGCTTCGAGATCCATGACGGCTTGGTTTGTTGGCGCTATTACGTCAGCCGGCTGACTGGGGTTGTATTCTCTGCGGTTGAAGAAACCTTCAGCAGTATTGCCCCATTCGGGTACAAAAAAGTCCGGCAGGACAACGTCTAACGTGAATTTATTCCCTACTTCATCAATTACTGCAACGGTATCAGCGCTGGTTTGAGTGAGCACCCACTGACCTGACTGCTTTTTGCGTTTGAGGTCAAGATTGGTGAAAATTCTTTGAGTGGCCGAATCGATTGCGTATGCTGAAACCTCTTCAATATCAACAGCAAAGCCGGGTGCTTTGCCGAAATTTGTGTCATTGTAAACCAAAGTCCGTCCTACAGCAACGTTGAGGTCCTTCCATCCATCTCCCTTTTTAGTTTCAATAATCCAAGAATTCCGGTCGGGTGAGAGGTAAAGTGTGCCTTTCTGTGAGGCCAAATATAGTGGACCTTCTCTGACGAAATCTCTTTGCAATTGATCAAGTAGTTTATCTGAGTTTGAACCCTCATCCATAGCACGTTTGCGGAATTCTTTATTCCACAGCCCACGGGCTAACTTTTTGCTACGGTTGAAAACCCTTTTTGGGTCGTCTTCGTCTTTGTTTCTCGTCCTATTCAATGCAATGCCTCCCACAGTAGCCAGCCCAACCCCTGCCGCTAAAATTGTGCCTAAGGAAGGCCCATCATTAGCGCTTGATGAGGATGGAGATGGAGATGATGGTGCAGTTGGAAGATTTGAGGCCTCTACCGATTCAGAAGAATCGCTCATCGCTTTGCTTGTGATCGGTGCAGTAGTTGTATCAGGCGGGTTTGTGTTAGCAGGCGGGTTGTAGGAGACAGGCTCGCTCTGTGTTGTTGTTGTTCCTTCTGAAGAGTTCGAGCCTGTTCCGGTATTTGGGTCAACTTGGTTGGCATCTTCGGTGCCTGTGGAGCCACCCGTTCCGCCTGTTGAACCCGAGGAGGGATCGTTGTCGGTGTCGCTTCCACCCTGGGTGGGAGAGGTAGTAGTGTATCCGCCGCCGAGATAATTGTATTTTCTTGCCATCTTCACCACCCCGTAGTAGGATCTCCGTCAAAATCTGCCGCTGAACCGAAGAAACCTGCAGCACAGCCAATAGCACCGCCAAGAAGCGGTCCGCCGAATATGCCGATTCCTGCGGTTAATGGTGATGTAGAAAGTCCCAAGGCCAGACCTGTTGCGGCGCCGGCTGTAGCTCCAGCAGCACAGCCCGCGCCATCTGAAAGCAAACCTTCGTTTGGCGGGCCGTAATTGCCAAAACCATACGCTTGTGGGCTTCCGTAATCGACATAATCTTCAGGTAAATCGTTTGATGAAATATCGGGCTGGCCGTCTCCATCAAGGTCAATCATAACGGGGTCATTGGATAGGCCAAATAAATTCGTTTGAACAGCAACAAGACCGAGAATCAGGACCATTATTGTCAAAGGGAATCCGAAGCCGGTAAAAACGCCGCCCTGTTCACCGTCTTCGTCCGAACCAAGTAAAATTGCAATAAAGATGCTAATGCCTATGATCGCTACGATTCCAACCGTGCTCCATTCCGTGAAAGCCCAACTGGCAATGTCAATTTCAAGGAGACGAAAAAGGGCAATGACGCCAATCAGCAGAAGCCCAAAGACGACGATTCCGCCACCGAACACCAATTCGTCGAGTTCTAAATCATCATCGTCTTGCGCCACAGAATCACCAATGTTTGCGAGGGGTTCGGGCTTTCAGCCTTGAATATGCGACGCTCCCCATGCGTTGCGTTATTCCCGTTTCACTTTTGATGATTTGCGAACAGAAGGCATCATAAGCACACTTTTCACGGTACTTTTTTTGCTACGTAAATTCGATGCCCACCTTTAGCAGAAATGACCCTTGCATAAAGGCCTCTTTGCTTGGCGTGACTGGCGAGGGCTTTCGCATGATGTTTTTTCAACAGCCTGTTAGACCCATGATACCTTTTTCCCGATAGATTACGATAATATGTGCGGCGGGGTTGCGTGCGGCTCGGATGGTCATACGTTATCCAGGGGTTGTTATAATCTGCAACAGCTTCGGGATTCCCACTTATTCTGGCAGGGTCTCGAAGATCGGTCATGGTTGTTAGGGCTGGTACGTTGCCCATAATCGATTTTACTACAGAGTCTACATCGAAGCCGCCAACCGGCTGTCCTTCCTCTATTTGAGCGAGCGCTACCGCATCCTTTTCTCTCCTTACCTCTCTCGAGGCCATCAAGATTGAACGCAACATGATTTGATATTTTCGCCCTGTTTCTGTATCTGCTATTTCCGGCAAATTCCCGTAGCGTCCATCATGATAAACGAGGTTAGGCGCCGAACCGCCCAACCCTACTTGCAAGTCTTTGGGTTCAACCAAACCCTGTGCAGATGGATCATACGCCAATTCATAGAGAAAGTCTTCGTTGGAACCCAAGTAATCAACCCAGGTGCTTTCAATAAATTCTGCATTCTGGCGATACCGAGAGGCCGTTTCCAATATTATGTTTGACAATGCGGCCTCTCCAATTGAAAACCTCCCCTGAAGGCCTTCCGTCCCGTCCACAGTTCTTCGAAATACGTCATATTCATCCTCGGTCAAAGCGTTGATTATCCCGAAAACCTCTTGATCATCAAGTTCGGCGGCAGATTTAACCACCGGATCATCTGTTAGTGACGGGGGGATTGCTGCACGAGTTATTCTTCGTATTTCGTTGTAATCCTCGGTACTTGGAATTCTCATCGGATGAGCATATAGAAAATCTTGAGAGAGGTAGGGCCCATACCCGAGGCTTCCACCATCTGAATTGGAAAAGGCTGCTCGCGGGTCCTTCATCCACAAGCGCTCAATCGGTTCTACCGTTCCTCCCGAACGATAAAGGCGGTCAAAGATACTGATTGGGTCATAGAAGTAATCCTCATCTGAAGCCCAGGAGAACATCAATTTATTCTGGGCTGATATAGATGGCTCATAGGGATAGAGTTTCATGTCTTGTTGCCCTAACCTCATGAGGTAATCTTCAATATCCCCTCTCTTGGCCTCTATGGTGTTGTAAAAGTCAGCATAGGGTATTTTGCCCTCACTGTCTGGTAGCAGCAACCAACCATCATAACCATACCTGTTTCTGGTATAATTCTCACGTATGAGGTTGTTTCCCGCTAAGCCAGAATCGGGGTCGTAGGGTGTTGTCTCGGAGACATAGACAATTTCTTCTGTAATTGGATCGGCAAGAACTAAGTTGAAACCATACGAATATATGTTATCCGAATCCATAGTTTCTTTCGGTGCAGTCACCAAAGAATCTATGTCAAACCTGTCGTTAAAGCGGTCACCTACATCTGGCATCCCCTCCTCGTTCCAACTGTTGTAAATACCAACCAAATATTGTGTTGAATCATTCGGTTGGGGAAACCTGCGATTGTAGCCTTGTTCCCGAAGCTTCTTGAGAAGTTCTTGATCGAAAGCATTGTTGGCTCTCATCTTTCTAATTTTTTGTTCATAATCTTTAATGTCGGATTCCGTCTTTGATATTCCGCTTTTTAGATTGTTCGTGGCATTTTGAATCCGATTGTTTCCAAACGGCTTCATTGCTGATTGCGAACGTATGAATGATTTCTTGGTGCGGTTGCCCGTCCTCCATACCGTGAGTAATGCGCCGTTTCTCCTTGTAGATTTAGCAGTAGTGCCAGAATCCATAATCATCCCCTCGGAACTCAATGAATTGATGAGCGCACCCAGCACCCTTCGGTTATCCGGCTCTTGTATAGTGCCCTGTTGTATTGCTGGCTCAAGCACCTCCCGCCAAATATCGTCTGTCGTGAACAACGTATTTCCCAAGACGTAATCGGAAATCAAGCCTTGTGCCTTTCCACCGGATCTCCAATCCGCTTTAGCCGAAGCCTGGGCATCGAGCGCTCGTCTAATTCCTCTTTCAGAAGGCGTCATCGACGCACCTCACTCATGTAAGTTCGCCCTGGTCTTGGACCGGTTCCGCGGTTCAAAAATTGATTGATAGTCATCCCTTGTTTTGCTGCTTCTTCAGTAAGTATTCTGTTTGCCTCTTGGAGTTTGACTTGCATTTCGAAAGGCAATGTAACTTCTTGAGTTTCTTCGTTATACATCACATTTTCGTTAGCAATGTTTTGCATGAAATTCATTGCATCATTTAGGCTCATTTGTTCAGCCCGTTCTAACATTGTGACCCTCATTTTCATTTTTTCAATATCTTCTTTCGGGATGAAACGGTTGGCATACACTTCATGCACGTCGCTTTGCCTAATTGATTGCTGGGCGGTTCCGCGCTTTCGAGCGTTTAGAAGTTGCTCCATAGCTTGAAATTGATAAAAGGCGAAATCGGGCATCAAACCGGATTTTTCTTGGTCGATTGTGATTGACATGTCTGAAGGTCCCTCTCTCTCCCGATACACTTTGCCAGCGTTGGGTCCGATCCTTTTCATGTAAAAATCTCCAGGTTTGCCGGATGAATCCATGATGATTCCGTCAAGATTTGGTACTTCGACGCTTTCTCCATGAACTCGAACTCTCTTGTTGTATCGCCTTCGCTCGTAGGCCTTTTTGATTGACTCAAGGGAGATGACGTCCATACTTCCATCTCTCATGGCATTTAGCCAAGAATCCGTTATCTTGCGGTCAATCTTTGCTTCCACAGTTGCCCCGCCTATTCCGGGGAACGTGATCATTACTTGATCGACCTTGTCAAGAGGCTCTACGCGAATCTTTGGTTCTTCAGTTACTGAAGAGGGGTCGATATAACTCTCCCATTCGGTGTAAATAAGGGGTGACTCGGACATTAGAGGATACTTTATCGAAGCGAGAAGTGAATGTTCGGACATGCCATTGCTCCTCAAATACAATACCAATGATTCTTGGACTGCTTGGTCAATAGAATCTAACCAAGTTGAGTAAGCCTGACTAATGATGCTTTGCGGCTTGTTTATTTCTGCAATGAGTTCTTCATCAGTCATGCTTCTGTATTCCAAGAGTAGCGGATTGTCTGATGATTGTATGAATGATTTTGTGCTTTGAAACGCCTTATTCCTAACTTGCCCCTGTAATCGAGAAATTACGGTCACACCATCCTGGTATTGATAACTGTAAATCTCGGCCCATTGTTCTTCGGTGAGGTTGCTTTTCCCTAATTCAAATCCTTGCATATTCATATTTTGCATGGATTGCTTGCCCAATTCGGCAAGTTCTTGGCTATGCAGGTCGATTTGGTCGGTGAACTCTTTTATCTCTTTAATTTGTTCGCGAGCTATCGCCTTTTGATTCTCGTTCAGATTTGGCGCCAATTCCACTACCCGCTTTTTCGTCATACGGACAAATTCTTGAGGGAATGCTTTTGTCAATTCCTTGTTGCTGTTGAGAATCGCCCCTAATGCAACAGGGAATACCTCTGTTCGCATTGGATCTGTCTCGGGAATCGGACGATTATATCTCCGGCGAACAAAAAGAGAACTGGAGTTAGCATTCTGTATCACTCTTGCGTTCCACCCATTTTTTCTTGCTAAGTCGGCGAACCCTTGCAACTTTCGTGTTGCTGTCTTGGGCGCATTTAATGCCCTGTTGTAAGTCTTCTTCTCAAATCGTCGTGTAGGCTTCATTCATCAGCCCACCTTACTTGTATTTGGATTTGCGTGGTTTCACTTTCGGCCTTCTCAGCAGCCAAAGCGCCTTTGGATTAGCAGATGACGGGTAAACTTCGTTGTCCTTTGAAACGCGTAAGGATTGGACGAGTGCAGTTGTTTTCTCTTCGGTTTGATCCAAAGCCCAATTGACACCATCTTTGATTCCAACGTCCAATACGTTTCGGCGTACTAATTTGGCGCCGACAAATCCACCTGCTACGGCGAGAGGAACCCAGGGCATTGCTGCAAGACCTGCTGAAGTAAGGGCGATGCCTCCAACGGCACCGGTGGTTGCCCCAGCAATCTCCAATGAGTTGTATCGCAGAACCTCTCTACCGGGAACGGGCAATTTGTAGTCTTCGACCGCAGCCTCATATTTCGAGGCTTTCAATTTCTCACGTTTGATTTCAAGCTCTTCCTCGGTTTCCTTGTCCTTCTTTTCCTGTTTAGCAAATGCTACTGCAGATTCTCGGTTTTTTGAACTAAGTTTTTCTGCAATTATTTGTGCCTCAGTCATCGATTTACCTTTCACTAATGCTTGGTCCCTGTAATCGATGAAGTCCTCGACCTGCTCGAGATCTCTTTTGTCGCCCTTTGAACGAGAGCGACGCCTAAAGATACCCCTTCGTGGACCGGAATTTTTGATTCTCCCCGAGGATTCATATTCTTCAACCAGGCTGAGTATTGTTCTTTTCCTCTTCTTAGGATAAGCTCTCGGCTGGATAGAAAGGTGTAGATCGCTGGTGCTCATCCTAACGCTCTGTGGCCGATGATAGTATAATTGGTAACCTACAAGTCTTTTATTGCCCTTAACGGTCTTTTCAACAGGGATGACTCTGGCTTTCAGGCCATTTGCACGAGACATCTTTGCCGCCAATTGTGCTTTTTCTTTGGTTTGAAGTTCACCAATGGGCGTGTACAGGCGGTTGTCGAACTTGCGTGAACCCCGCCTCATGCGAACTATTTGTTGGTTAGTTGCTTATGTTGGTTCCCCATGCGGAAAGGGAATATGCACACTTTCAATCAATATTCCATATCGCCGAATCTGTTGGTTCTCCGTCGTAAAATGCTTGAAGGAAGTTTCCAGCGAGTTGCTGAATTCCGGCTGCCTTATCTTTCATGAAAGATGGATCTGTTGATTCGTTACCTTCACCAATCAATCCATACGGAATAACTTCGGCAAGTGGTTCGTCTGTAATCAAATCAAATCCTGTGTCGAGGAAGTCTGTTGCTACTCCCGACAACCCGGTTGCCCCAGTATCTGTTCGGTATCTTACCAAATTAGGCGCTTTGAGCCAACTTACGCCCTGTAAGTTGAGAAAATCATAACCGATGCCCCTTTCGAACATTCGCTTAGTTTCTTCTGCAAGCAAAGGAAACATTCGCATGATCTCCGAAGGAGGCCGGCCTCCCATTGGGTCGCGCCTCACCCACGCTTCCCTTCCGCCGAACAATAGCGTTAAGCCTCTATTTGTTTTATCCAATTCCTCTTGGTCAGGAAAAACCTCATCACCATACTCCAGTGGCTCTGGTTGAGCATATCTGGTCAAGGCATTTCCAAACCGTGTATCACTGCTTGAAGTTTTTAGTAGAGCTTGTCGGATAAATTCATCCACTTGGTATTCAGGAAGATAACTGTCAATCTGCGGCAACCAGCGACGTAGCATCCTTGCCCTCGCATCCAAATCACCCGCCAAAAACACGTTGTCAGTCACTAACATTTCAGAATCAAAACCGGCTTCTATCGGCCTATCTTTTGCGATTAGGTCGTTTTCGAACAAAATATATCGGTCTTCGGAATCCAAATCGTCAGATATTGCATAGACCATTTGTTGCCCATCAACATTCAACCTTCCAGTGACGTCTCGGGCTAAGAATTTTCCTTGCCATGTGGGATTCATTGTTTCAAGTTCATCATACATATCCTCATTTTGTGCATGCCATAATTCTCCATTTGATTTTCGTTCCGATCCGTACCACTTACCAATGGCTGAATCAGAATTTACATCAAAACCCAAATCCTTCAAATGCTTTTTAGCGATGTTGCTCGGCATCAAACCAACTCCCATAAGCCCAATATTTTCATTTTTCAAAACCCCATCCTGAGTGGAGTCTTCTTTGTCGACGAAACCGATTGCAACCCATCTTAGGTCGTCGGATTTTTTGTAAGATGTGTTTTTCCAATCGTAAAAATCCTGTAAGACCTTGAAAACTCGGGGTGTGAAATTTCTTTCATCCTCAAGTCCAGCATTTGAGGGGTTAGGCATCATCCTTTCAGAGAACCAAAAACCGCCGGCAGCACCTGGCAACGCCTTTTCCACATCATCAGTCATTTTCCGACGATCATATCTTTTGCTCCCGACGTAAATCCTCGAATTGCCGTCTGAAGTTCGTACGACCATCGAGTTGTAGCCCCTTTGACGTATTGCCTCAGCGAGGAACCTGGCTTTCGGAACGCTAATTTTGTGGGGCGAACCTACATAACGTCCGCTTTTGGTGTTTCTGTAAAACAAAGTTCAACCTCGCTTTCTGTAGAATATTCGGTGTGATTTCACAGTGTTGGCGGAGTTGCCTCCATCAAAAGTTGGCCCCAGCGTCTTTTTTGGCATCGATATTTGAGTGTCCCATATATCGAATCTTCTCATCCCATTCGGGATTAAGTTATGCTTCGACCACGTAATTCCGCCGTCATCAATAGCTTGTTCAAGTATTTCTGAACCCTGTTCGGGGCGAAGTGAGAACTTAACCCTGGTTGGCCTCCCCATGCTCGGGCGGTATAACTTCGAATTCAATTCCAATTCGCGCTGATCAAACGGCTCTGCTTTGAATTTGAAAGGAGTCGATTTAGATTTCAACCAACTATCATTGGTTAATTTTGCAGTCCCAATTACTTGGTAGTGGCCCTTATTGTCATCAAAGTGTGCCTGTGCCCAAGAGTAGTCAATTTTTTCATGCTTCTTAGGATGGATGAAAAGTCCATAACGCGGGGTTTGGTGCAGCCTATCTCTCGCCATAGGCACTATTCTTGCGTAATATGAACCGTTTTGTTCTCCACCCATGTAGGGCGCCCGCATAAGGGCGGCGACTGCCCTCAATCTCTCCTTGTCAGATGAAACTCCGAAGAGTCTGAATGATCTCTGGCCGTCTTGAGTCTTCATCTTGCGAAAAAGAACATCGTCAGGCCAATTTCTCGTCCTTATGCTTCCAGCATTTCTGCTTTCATAGGGTCCAACAAAATTTGGGCTTTGGCGAGTCATCTCACTCGCCTCATGGGGCCGACATAAATTCTTGAGCCAGCGTTCGTGCGAATCACTCTAACGTTGCGACCTGTTTGCCTACGGAGTTGTTGCGCCCATGCTCGAGCCTGGGGGTGGGTGAATTTTCTTGGAGTGCCCCTGAACTGTTTGCCTTTTATCGTCCTTTGAAGCGTCGGCACGGCCTTTGAAGTAAGTGGTAGCACCATATTAGGCAGATTGTATGTTCTTGCCTTGTAGGAGCCTCTGTCGTATTCCCTGTCGCTTGGATAGGTGTAAGATGCACCACGTTCCTTGGCGACGTCTTGGATCACACTTAATGTCTCAAAATCACTTCTATCTTGTGCCTTTTTCAAACCTTCTTCGTTAATCTTAACGTCGATGGAAGCAACTAATTCATCTCGTATTTTGCCAGACTGGGTGAAAATTTCTTCTAATGAGTTGATCGCTTCAAAGCCACCTAGGGCCATTAAATTGTCTCGCAGTGATTTTTCTTCGACGAATAGTTCCGAAGTGCCTTCTCTTTCCGACTTTTGCCTCAGCCAGTCCTCTACGGCCAAAACATCCGGTCCGAGCAACTTCCATTCTGCAACCCAACCCAGACCTGCCACTGGTAAAACCTTGTAAGGAAGCGGAACCGTCTCGGTTTCGAAATTGTCAGACCATAGTTTCCCTGCAGCCGTAAAGTCCCATTCTTCAGGGCCGTTCGGTAAAAGGTCGATTTCGGGGCCACCATACCATGAGTCGTGGATGTAGTCTGTGTTCCCTGGAACAGTCAAAGCCGATTCCGGGTTTTCAGAACCACGAAAAAAGCGGCCAGAAGACCTTAATTGTGTAATCTCACTGCCGCTTGGTACGATTTGTCCTTTAGCAACCATCACCAATTCTTCTATAAATTGACTATCTCCTTGATATGGCGCCATAGCAACGCCGGCTCCAATCGCAAGCCTTTCATTTTCATCTCGAATAAAAGCACCCCCAAACAACCCAGGGTTTGTTTGAGATGGATCAATGTCATCAACTGAATCGGTAAGTGACTTGCCTTTTTCTCTATTGAAAGGTCGAGAGTTGAATGCACCCATCCTTGCAGTAGTTCTAATTTCAGCGATTGATTCTTCAATATCACGATCTACATCGATTGCTTTTTCAGTTTCAGTCACGGATTCTTTCCTGAAATATTTATTGGGTTCTTCTTGCTCTTTTATTCGATTCATTAGATGCATCATTTCGTGAACCACAACATCTTCAAGAATAAACCCCTTATTGGCGGCTGTTTCAGGGTCAATTAGCACCTGCTTACCAATATTCTGCCCTGCTATGTCTGGAGGGAGTTTTTGTATCCGTAAGTCAATTCCAAATTCCTCAAATTTTTTCCTTTCTTCGGGGCTGAAATAGACCTCAATCGTTTCAAGGACGTTCTCCCGGCCTTTTTCAAAATCCGCCGTTGAGATTTCTGCGTTGTTTGATACCTTCATCCTGTTGTAGATCCGTGGCGATTTTACTTCATCTGATATAATCATCTTAGCAATCTGTTGAGAGTTATGCGTTTTGTTCCGAATCATTACTGACGCCCCTTCAGCAACCTTTCTTTGATACTTGTTTCCATTAAGAAGCATGTCATCAAGTATTTGAGCAAGTTCGACTGAACCTTGCTTACCCATTGCAACTTGCTTCAAATCGGCCATTTTACCAAACCCTTGCGCAATCATCGACCACTACTGGGTCTTCGGTTTCAATCCAAATGCTCGCCCCGCAACTCAATGGATCGCAAGGCTTGTAAACAATTTTTGAATTTCCTTCAACCTTGACGTCAGAAGCCCTTATGCTCCCTTTTGAGGTTTGGATTGTTATTGGTGGCTTGACATTGTCGGGATTTTTCTTATTCCATCCAATCATGTGCCTGTTAACGTGGATTTGTTTTTTGCTTGGCCTACCTTTTCGGGTGAGTCTGCAACTCCGATAAACCGCATATTTACCATTAGCGTGGCGTATTACTCGGGCATTTATCCCAAACGCTCGATGTCGCTTGGCGACGGTGTCGGCTCTCCTTTTAGTCAAGCTATGATCCGACAAAATATGCCTTTTCTTGTTTGAGCCGATGTAACGAATTTGTCGAACCATTTCATCAAATCTCCGTGTAGTCTACAACGTGCTTATTTCGGGACATATCCCAAAGAACGTCGGCATAACGAATCTGTGTGTTCCCGTCAATCTCGCCATTTTCTTGGTCTGCACGGCCGATGACATAATCGCTCTGTGCGCCGAGTGATTTGATTGTACCCAAGGCATCCTCGAAGGATGGTATCCAGGTCGAAACGGGTTCTGTTGTGATGGAATCATAAATTCTGAAGTGCCAGCCTTTCAGAATAGCCTCTATTGCTGATGCGTTTGCGCCCTCCTCTTGAGCCAATTTAGCCATTGTCATCTTTGCTTGGGCGTTGGAGGCACCGAAGTCAAATCCAAGGTCTGCGAGGTTATCCCTGCGGGAATCTTGGACTGAGGATTGCGGTAAAAGCCAATTGGAAAGGTATTGTCGTGGTAATCTGCTGGGGTCATTGACCTTTTCACCGTCCAAATATAGTTGGAATTCACCCGCTTCAAGGCGGTAATCCTCGGCTCTCCCGTCGACTTCCCAACCTGCCCAATCGCCTGTTTCTGTAATTGTCATATATCCTCCGATGACGGCTACACCAGGTGCGAGTTGATCGTGCTCTTGGTAACCTTCCTGTGAAAAAGTCTCATAGGTTGACAACTTCTTACTTGCATTAAGAGCCTTCCTTAGAGCATCAAAATACTCTGCTTCATTGTTTTCATCTGAGTAATACTTTCCACCAAGAAGCTCGCCAACCGAATTCACAATCAAAAATGCTGGCTTCTTATCAAATCGAATACTTTCTCCGAATCTTCTCGGATTGAAGGTCCAGAATCCAGAAGGTGCGCCGTCCGGCAGTTTTGGTTGGTTTGCAATCCCCAATCGTGGATTCAAAGTTGAATCAGATAATACGTCGCGGTCGAATGTCTTCCCGCCCCATTGAAGTCGTTCATTACCAAGTTGGTCCCCGAAAAATGCATTATCCATTTCGTCAGAAAATATGCCCTTTAGGATGTCATCGATGGAATCTCCTTGTTCTTCGGACTTTTGATCCCTTGCGGCAACAGCGAAAACCTCGCCGGCTTCTGCTTTAGTTTGCCTTACATTTTCCGGCAACAATAAGCCGCTTCCTACTTCAAAGGTTTCAGACATCATGCGGTCAATCATGGCAAATATCTCATCGTCGGTCGTGTCTTGTTCACTGCCTCCGTCGATGCCCATAAGTTCGTAGAAGTCTATTTCATCTGCTGACTTCATGATTTGTCCGCCCATTCCATCAGATACTTCTGTGAAATCAAAGTCCAATCCCCCTCCGGATTCTGCTTTGAATTCCTCTCGAGATTTGGCTTTGTAGCCTAAATCTTCGCTCATATCGGTCGAAGCGAACAGATCATCAAGCATTGCTGCAGCGGTGAACTGCTGTTCTTGCTTTATCGCCTCATTAACCACTGCGGCTTGTGGATCTACAAGTGCTTGGAATGCGTTTATGGCATCAGTCCCGCCAAGCACCTGAATGTTGGACTTCCAATCCAGGTCGTTTCTATACCCCGGTTGCCTTCTCATCCAATCAACAAGTGCAGGTTGATCAATTCCTCCGGGGCGTTCAAATGTTCTCCAAGGAAAACGAATAGCGTTGTAGGTGCGGTTGACATTGCGGAAGTTTCGGTTTCTTTTTCCGAAGTAAATTGCTGTCTTGTTGATTGATTTTAATTTGACAGTTCTTGCGTTTATCCCGATTTTACGCATTCTGGATGCAAGCACTTGGGCATCGGCTTTGTTTGTAGCGAGGCCTGAAAAATTGTATCGGGAGCCGTCAAACTTCCTTGTTCCGCTAAATCTTCTCCTCTGAAGAGTTCGCATGTCATTAGCACTTACTATCGGGTATCTGTTTTTACTCATTTTAATCGCCTCATAATACAAGTGTATTCACGTAAATCATAATTGCAAGAACGGTTTTGGCCGTCCATGAAAGGAAAATATATCCCCGTTCGCCATTGTAGTATGCATCAGCGTTTTTGCTACTGAATTGCCATGCTTGGTTTATTGCGAACGAATTAAAGAAAAGGAACTGTACCAGCAATATTGCCCAGACGAAGGAAGGAATTTCTGTGTATGAAACTCCTAACTGTTCGAGATTCAGGAAAAGAGTGCCGTATAGTGCAATCCAAGGGCCAATTCCAGCAATGCATCCAA